AAATGCAATTTATCTCAGAGTTTTTTGAGTGAATTAGAAAGCAAGCATAAAAAAAAGAATGTGACAATTAAGCAGATAATAAATATTTCAAATAAATTGAAAATAAGTCCTTATGAACTTAGTGATTGGCTTATAGATAAAGAATTGAATAAAGTTGAATTTTCAGAAGAACTAGGAGTGTTCAAGATTGGATAATATAAAAAGCACATTTATTCGTAAGAGAGGTAACAATTATAATGTTATAGTTGAATACTATGATGAAAAAGGGAAACTAAAACAAAAAAGTGTTGGCAAATATGATTCTAAAAAGGAAGCAGATAAACATCTTATTGATCTAAAAAGTTCTATTAATAAAAACAGCTTTGTGATAAGTAAAGATATAACATTAGTAGATAGATGTTATAAATTTTTAGAAGATAATACTAATAATTTATCCCCATATACTATCAAGAAAAGAAAAAGCATCATAAAGGTATCTATAGAGCCTTTTTTTACGAATACTAAATTAAATGATGTGACTGTATATCAATTACAGCAATGGGTAAATAAAATATATAAAGAACACGGGGGGAGTAGTGCAGAAGCTCGCTATGCTTCTCTTAGAGTAGTTTTAAGAGATGCTTATAGATTTAAAGAAATAAGTGAAAATATAACAGATTTTATAAAAGTTCCTAAAAAAAACATCAAGGTTAAGGCTACCAGTTGGACCAAAGAAGAAGCATTAAAAGCTATTAAATGTGTAGAAAATAAAGCGTTAGAATTACCTTTATTGTTAATGTTACTCGCAGGCCTTAGAAAAGGTGAAGCTATGGCATTAAGTTGGGATGATGTTGATTTCGAAAAAAATACTATTTTTGTTAATAAAAGTATTTATGAGCTTGAAGGAAACTCTTATTTTAAAGATCCTAAAACAGAGAATTCTAAAAGAATAATAACTGTACCTAATTATTTAATTGAAAAAATGATAAAAGAGAAAGAAAGGCAAAATAGACTAATAAATGATGGTGTTTTATTTAATCAGTATAATTTAGTATGCTTAAATACAAGATTGGAAATGTGGAAAATGAATACATTATTTCATCAATTTGCTAGATTTTGCAATAGATATGATTTAAGAAGAATTAGAATGTATGATTTAAGGCATTCATCTGCTACTCTATCAATTGCAGCTGGCACAGATATAAAAACAGTATCAACTAGACTAGGTCATTCAGATATAAGAACCACATTAAATATATATACTCATACACTTGATGAAATGGATAAAAAAGCAAGTGATAATTTGGAAGATATGCTATTTAAAAAGTAATGTCAGTTGTCAGTTTGATTGTCAGTTGTCAGTGTATTGCCAGTCTTAAATATAGTAAAAGTTACCATTAGTTACAAGTGCAAGTACTAAAAATACTTGCACTTGCCATTCAACACCAAAGTTTGCAATGGTCTTTGTCACACTGTACGTGTGATTGACTATGTTTATCAATTTAAGTTATATTCAGCAATACAACCATGAATACATTTAAAATGTCAGTAAAAAGTCAGTTATTATATTTTATCCACAATTTTATCCACAGGCAATCATAGCAGTTAGGAATTAAATGTTAAATATGTGTTAAATATGAAAGGACATGCAATTTTTAGCCAGTGATTTGCATACACTATATCAAGTGTATTTGATAAGTGAAACGTTCTAAACTTGTTTAGATATTTAATACACGGTTTATGATATGGTCAGTGTCCATAGGGGAGTGCGTGCTTATACATGTGCTCCTTTTTTTAATACAAATTTACATAAAAATAAGCTACCTAACTAGGCAGCTTACATATAAACGAGCTATATCCTTGTTCTTCATTCTTTATTAGACATAAAGCGTTGTATCTATCTAATTCAGCTAAATCAATTTCACTATATCCATCTTTTTCAAAGTAAGTAGATAATTCTTTAAATGCTTTTACATTACATCCTTGCAATAATAAATAACTAGATCCAGATGCCAATACACTATTTTTGCACTTAGGAGTTAACTGATCTAAATAATGTAAAGCTAAAGTAGGAGTTAATTGAAATTTTCTACATTCTACCAATATGTTTTGCATAAGTAGTTGGCAGTTGTAACATTGATGTATCTCATCAAAGAATAATTCTGTATGTGTACTACAATCTATTTGCTTACTAATCCAAACTTTATTTAAAAAGTATGTGGCAATTACATTTCTAATCATTCTGCTTTTAAAATACTGTTCAGGTATTTTTATCAGAATTACTTTATTCTGCTTCATAGCTTCTACAAAATTAATATTATTATCAGCTTCTTTATTAAATGCTAGTTTTGTATATAAATTAGTTTTTAACCAGCTAACACGGTCCAGTATTCCATCTATCTTGCTATCATAATTCTCTACTCTACCTTTGCTATCTATTTTATCTAGATCTTTTAAATCTTCTATTTCTTCTATTAAAATATCCGGTACATTCTTTATTAACTCAAATCTTTTATCTGGATATTTCAATATATTAATAATGTCTTTAAAACTAGCATTTACATTCTTATAATATACTACTGTAGCAGCTGCATAAAAATATCTAAGCATTCTTGGTGTAAGTTTACTATTGTCATCATTTATACTGTCTAATAATAATTGCATTTGTTCAGCTTTCTGCATAGCTATATTAACCTTATAGTATATGTTATCATCTTCATTAAATATTAACTCATTAAAGTTAAATGATTGAACTTGCTTAGGATCATTGAAATTAATTTCTACTAATTTATCCTTTGAAGTTATTTTCTTTATATTATCTGATAGCTGACATTTATCTATATAATCTATTACTACTAATCCTCTACCAGCCTTTATAATATCACTTGCCATATTTTGCATGTAATAAGATTTACCACTACCCATACTGCCAAGCAATACTCTTCCTAATCTTTTCATTTGCTCATCCATGGAGTAATATACCTCTTGTTTGTTTTCTTTATTCTTTACAGTTCCAATTCTTACTTCTCCACCTTCTAAACATTTAGGGGCTTTCAACTCTAGGCACTTATTATGTTCAATCATCTTAAATTGATCTATAACCTCTAGACTAGGCATACTTATAAAATTACTGCTTTCTTCAATTGTTGTTTTATTAACATTCACATGATTTATAGTTGTCTTTTTTATATCAATGTTTTTAGTAATTTCATTAATGATTAACTCATTATCATCTGAAATTATCTTGAAAGTATTAGAAAAAGCGTTAGAAAGTTCAATTTCTCTTGATTTCTCACTAGATTTGGTTAAAATTATACTCTGATTTTTACAAATTGCCTTCTCACCCTTTCTTTTAGTGCTATGAGAGATTTCGCATTGTAAAGGATTAAGTATAAGCTGATTATTTTGTGGTACGTTTAAAATACAATTTAAGAGGTCGTTTATGAGTGAGATAAAATTTTTTAATGCTATTACAGATAAATCTTTAATATTTTTTGACTTTTTTAGATTTTCTCCATTTTTGTATCTTTGAATTGCTCTTGGATAGGTATTAGATCTAAAATAGTTGGATTCTTTTTCACTAGTCGGTATAAAATTATATAATATTCCCACCATTTCATTTTCTTCCAATATAGATGTAATCGTCATGTTGCTATTGAGTAAGTCATTATTTCTTTTATCAACCGCAAGAGATAATGACTCATCATATTTATAATGCAAATCAAATTTACTGCAGCTATTAATATCCATTGGAATATTATCCACTTCTTCAATCTCTATATTTTTCCAAACCTCTTGAAATTTTATTTTAAATTGATTTAGATATAATTTAGGAATTATAAAATAAAATTGGACCTTTCCTTTTGTAATATGAATATAAAAGGATACTTTGGGTTTTTGAACGATAATTAACTTTTTACTAGCTTGATTTATATATTTATTAGACTGCTTAAACATTTTATTAATTAGAGATGCTATTTGTTCAGTATTATTATTTTTGTTGCTCTTTGTAGGAACTAATCTGATAATTGAATATTCGCATTTTCTATATTCGTAATAATCACTTAATTTCATACTTTTAGGTTTACTAGGAATTATATTAAGCATGGCATAACACCTTGCTTAATATGTTGATTATGATATATATAGCAGGACACATTAAGCCTACTCTCTTTCCTTTTTCCCAACCAAATATATATAAAACTAAAGCTATCAATCCAGCTACTACTAGCCAATCATAGCAAACGATACTTAAAGTTTCTAAGCACTCAACTGTAAATTTACCTAAAAAAGCATTTAATTTATCCATATAAATACCTCCTTAAAATTTAACCATACTAAACAATCTTGGATAAATATTTAATATAATATAAAAAATAAAATATTGTAATCCAGCAGAGCTAGCTTCTTTTAAATTAGCTCCTGCTAACATTTCATTGGTCATGCATAGTATACCTTTCCCTAAGCAACCATATTTAGCAAATACAAGGACCATGTGAATTATTTCCCATGCTACATCTCCTAGTCCCATGTCATTATTTTGGGCAAATATAGGCTTTGGAATTGTTATAGCTAATAAAAATACTAATCTAGCGTACTCTTTTTTATTCTTCTTTAAGTTTCCTATAAATCTATCTAAGGTACTCAATTCTTGTAATTGCTTGTATTCAGAAAAAGTATAAGATTTCATGAATAAACCTCCTTAAATTTGCAAATAATATTAATACACAAAATCGCAAGTAGGTGAATTAGAATGGGTCAAGCTGTATTTTGGTTTGGGTGTGCTATTGCTCTAGATATAATAGAAAAAATTCTATTTTAACATAATAAAAAAGCCTGAGATATTCGTTCTCGGCTTTTTCTTTTGTTTACTCTTCTTTATTTATTTCTTTATACATCTTTTCTCTAAGCACATTCTTTATATAATTTGATTTCCCATATTCTTTAAATTTGACTTCTAGCCAATCTAAGAGCATCTTATCATCTAGTGTTTGTGTTTTGAAGCTTATATTGATTATAGTTGGTTTTTCTTTTGCCATAATCTCACCTCACTAATTTTTATTCAAGATTTATTTAAAAAATGTATAATAATTATATTATTTATTTTTTATTAAAATCCTTCTTTAATATTAAGTTATGCAATTCTTCTATAAGTGTTACATAAAATTAATAAAAAATTATTTAATTTTTATATAAATTTATGTAATTTTTATTTAATCACTGCATATATATTACTATAAAAGAAAAAGGGGGATATGAAAATGAAAGAAATGTTAGAAAAAACTAGCATGGAAATGTTAAAAGAATACTTCTATGATGCAAGAGGATATTATCCAGGAGATGAATTTACTAAGGAAGAACTTATAAATATAATATTAAAAGACATGGAGGGCAAATAAATGAATAATTTTCAAGTTAGTTGGATAAATAATGAAGGTTTAGAACTATATAGTGGTTGGACTGATTATGTAAGTGCAATTAATCTATTTAGAGAAATTTGTAAAGAAAAAGTTGATATTGACCAAGTAGAAGCAAGATTTTGGGGAGAAAATGATATTCTTCTAAAGAGATATAATAATATAGAAAATAAATATTATAGTTGCTAATAAAGGAAAGGCTAGGGATTGACTTCTCTAGTCTTTTTATGTCGAACGATTATTGGAATATTTTTTAAAATATAGTTGACGGCTTTTTCCTTAAGGACTACCATTATAGTATAAATAGTAAAGGAGGTGATAAAGATGAAAAATGAAGAAAAAAAGATAACAGTTAGAGTTAGTCCTGAACTTTATAAAAAACTCAAAATAAAACTTTTAGAAGATGAACGGACGATGAAAGAAGTTATTACAGAATTTATAATTAAGTACGTTGACAAAGATAAATAAAAAAGATACCCTATTCGCCCTGAGAAAGCATAGGATATCTTTAAACAAATGGAGACTTAATCAAAATCTCTATTTACATTATAACAGTCTCCAAGATAAAAAACAATTGGAGGATTAGAGTATGAAAGAATTAAAACCTATAAATTACAAAGAGGAAGTTGTTATAACTACTAAAATATTAGCTGAGGTGTATGAATGTGATGTACTACAAATACAACAAAACTTCAACAATAACAAAGATAAATTTATAAAAGACAAACATTATTATAAAATCGAAGGTGAAGAACTTAAAAATTTGCGACTAGAAAATTTCGAATTACAAATATCACCTAAAACTAGAACACTATATCTATGGACTAAGAGGGGTGCAAGTAGACATTGTAAAATGTTAGGAACTGATAAAGCATGGGAAATGTTTGATGCATTAGAAGAAAATTATTTCAATCCAAAACCACAATTAACAAAACACGACCAAGCAATATTAAATATAATCAATTCAAGAACAGATATAGAACAAGCCATAGCAATCAAAGATTTTGAAAAAGTAGTAACTGAACCACTACACGATGAAATAAAAGTATTAAAACCTAAAGCACATTATACAGATATAATTTTACAAAATAAAGGATTAATCAAAGTAACATCAATAGCAAAAGATTATGGAATGTCTGCTCAAGAGTTCAATAAATTACTTTGTGATTTTAAAATACAATATAGATTAGGTAATCAATGGTTTTTATATAAAAAATATCAAAATAAGGGATATACTCATTCTGAAACAGTAAATTATAAACATAAAGACGGAAGAGATGATGTGAGCATTATTACTAAATGGACTCAAAAGGGAAGATTATTCTTGTATGAGTTTTTAAAAGAAAAAGAGATTTTACCTACAATAGAAAAAGACTTAGACTTAATAAGATAAATAGGATTAATATAATAAAGTAGGCTACTCTTTTGAGTAGTCTATGAGGAGGATGATTAATAATTGTTTTATGCTTATGACGATTTAAAAAATAGAATCAATATAAAAGATGCTGTTGAAGGAAATAACTATTATTGTCCTTGTTGCCACGGGAAATTAATACTAAAGAAAGGAATAGTGAATCAATGGCATTTTGCTCATAAAACAAAAGTTAATTGCGATGACTGGTATGAAATGAGTGAGTGGCACAAGTATTGGCAAGAACATTTTCCTGAACAATTTAGAGAAATTGTCTTAAATGAAGAAGGCGAGAAACATAGAGCTGATATAAAAGCAGGGAATTTAGTCATAGAGTTTCAAAAATCTCCTTTGAAATCTCAGGATTTTATCGAAAGAAGTACATTTTATAGTAAAAATAATAATTTAGTTTGGGTATTTAATGTTATGGATAAAGAAATAAGAGATATAACAAAATATCCGAAAAATCCATATGAAAAACTTTATGAGTGGAAATGGGCTTATAAGTTTGGTAACCTTCATATCCCTTCAAATGTCGATTTATTTTTCCAAATTGGAGAAAATACAATAGTAGCTCATATGAGGAATAAATACAATAAAGGATTTAAGTATTTTATAGGTATTCCATTTTCAAAATACGATTTTATGGAACTTTTAAGGGATAAATATAAAAAATCTAAAAAACTAAGAAAAGAGAAAAAAGTGTTTGAAGTATCGTATGATAAATTTCATAAGTTTGCACGAGAGAATGGATATGAATAACAAAGAGGAAATTGTCAAATAAAATAGAATTCTAAAATATAAATTATTAAGGGGGATGTTATTTATGAATAAAAAATTAATAAGCATTTTAACATCAGGGATATTAGCAGTAAGTATGGTAGGTTGTAGTGATAATATAAATAAGAATAAAGCTGAAAGCTCTATAAAAGAAGAACATATGACTGAAAAAGATAGAATTGCCACTTTACAAGGATTAGAAGGGGATGAATTAACAGAAGCATACAGAAAGTTGTTAACAGAGGATGAGATTAATTTTTTAAATAACCACGACTGGAAAATAGAAGAAGAAGCTAAATATTATCAAGATGGTGTAAATTTAAAAATACCTGAAAATTATAGTGGAAATGAAGTAGAAGCTGAAAAATATATAGCTAAACAACTTGATAGTATAGAAAAAACTTATCTAGATGATGAAATTTCTCCAAGTTTTGAATTTACATGGACTAATAATACAGGAAATGATATAAATTATTTAGAAATAGATTTTAAAGAATATGATAAAAACAATACTTGTATACCATGGAATGGTGTTGAACAAAATATATCAGCTGGAGAAACTAGAAAAATAACGTTGTACCTAAAAGAAAAAAGTACAGAAAGAATAGAGATAACAGGAGTTAAAATATACCATGTACCAACAAATAATACATCTGAAATATATGATGGATGTATACCTGGTATGTGGTATAAATTAGATAAGTAAAACATTTTGCGGTAGAAAATTATCGGAATAATAAATAAAAATAAGGTTGGTAAGGAAATTAATCCCTACCAGCCTTTTTATTATACTTTCTTTACATATTTATCAGATGCAGTTATGTATAAACCTGATTCTAAGCGATACATAGAAGTACTTCCGTTTTTAGCATCTACTGTATCTATTACTTGTAGATGTTGCCCCTTCTTAACTGTAGTAACTGGATCTGCATCCCAATCTGCTACTTTTCTTATATTAAGTTTATCAAGTGTTACTATTTCAAATTTTGTTGCCTTAGTTTGTTCTTCCTTCTTAGGTTCTGCTTTTTTACCATCTACATAGTTTTTTACATCCTTTATGAAGTGAGCAAATCCGTCAGGAGAACATCCATATCCCCAGAAGTTAGTGCCGGGACAAGTTTTAGCACTTCTTGAAGGATTATATTTACCTAAGTAAGTTCCTCCAGCAGTAAACCAACAATGAGGTCTTATATGAGAAGTGTTAACTGGGATATTAAATCTTTTACATAACTCTCCATATAGATATATAACGGCTTTCTTTTGTGCGGATGTCATTTTGTCTTTGCCCTTGTCAAAGCATCCATATATTTCTATGCAGATAGCATTTGTATTCCAACCTCTAATACCGATTGGAGTACTATTAAGGTTTCTACCAGTTGTTATTTTCCCATCTAAAAAAACATTAAAATGTTGTGCTATGTAATGACCATGTCCATCACTATAATGCCATGTTCTTTTTCCATAATCATCTAGCGATTGTGTTCTCCCAAAGTGTGGCTCTGAAAATACTTTTTTATCAGTTTTTTCCCATGTAGAATAGCTAGGCATATCCATATGGTGTACTTGTAATCTTGTTATTCTTCTACTTACCTTTTGTTTTGCAAGCCAATTTTTAACATCCTTTTCATTTTCAAGTAAGGTAAAACCACCTTGAGTTTTCATTATTTATCACCTTCTTTATTTTCAATTAAATTTTTAAAAGCTTGATGAAGTCCTACAGAACTTAAACCGCTCAACATTCCTCCTAGTAATACATTTACATTAAAATAGCCTGCTATAAAGTAGTTTAAAACCACTCCTATGCAGGCCATGATTAATGGTATATATTTATTAGGTATAAAATCTAAACTTGTTTTTATTACATATCCTATACAACAACATACTAATATTACTGCAACTACTAAATAATTACTTATAACACTTAAATCTAACATTTATCTCTCTCCTTTATTTTCTAATTCCTTTATTTTTTCTTCAACAACACTCATTCTACTTATAAGATTATTATGCTTATCCACCCTATTACTCAGAATAGATATATCTTCTTTTATATTTTTTATCTGTTCTTGTATTACTGCAGTTGTCTTGTTATTGCTAAAGTAAGAACCTGCTAGGGTTCCAACAAATGCTAATATTGCAACAATTATTTCTGTATTCATAGACAACACCTCTATTCTTAACTATGTTTTACTCTATCCTTGAGTTCATTCAATTTTGCATCGTTCCAAGTCGTTGTATCACCTACCAAATAGCCTGTAATTCTGCGAATTCTTTTAAATGGAATTGGAACTACTTCATATTTCAAATCAACATAATCGCCATCCAATTTTACAACCAGGCTTTTAATTTGTTGTCCTGGATTTTTCTTTTGAACATAATCTATATATGCTTGTTTCTCTCTTTCATCTAATTCTACTGTACACCCTTCTTCATTCCAGCAATGAAAATCCATAATATCACCCCTTTTTTTGTATTAAAAAAGGACCTAAATTTCTTTAGATCCTTCAACTTTCTATATTGATTTATAAAGTACAATTATCCCTATTATAGACAGAATACCTATTAATATGCCTATTAAACATAATACTAATGCTATATATAATAAAGCCATGCCAACACTCCTTTTTATTTAGAGTATTAACATGACTTCATTTTTATAAACATTTTATTACGCAATTGATTCAGATTGTGCAATTTACACTAAAGGTTCACCGTACCCATCATATCCATCTTTTTCTAATATTTTAAGAGTTTCATCTTTAAACATTTTTGGTACTTGTTCTATTGTTCTAAGTTTCTTTATAATTAAATTAGCATATATTCTTGCCATTATTTAGCACCTCCTTCTTGTAAAGCTAGAATCATTTCAGTTAATTCTGCTAATGCCTCTTCATGTTCAGTGTCCACATTTTTAAGTTGTGTTATTTTTTCATCTATAGTCAGTTCTTGTTCTATTAAATCCATTTGTTTTACCGCATACACGATTGTTATTGTTGTATCTTGTTCTGTATATCCTGTTATTACTAGATATTCAGTATCTGCATTATAACTTGGTTGTTGGTCTATCACTTCTTTAAATCCATATCTAGTCATTAGTGCAACAGATTTGTTAAAACCTACTATTGTTCTACCATCATTTAATTTGTAATTTTGTGGAGCATATTCTAATGCTTCATTATTTAATTTTGCATACATATTATTTTACCTCCTATTTTTTATAAGAAAATTTACCTGTACCTAAATTATAAAAATATTGTTGTGTTACTTCATCCCACAAACAAGCTACTCCTTTATTATCTAAGCAGGGTCTATAATCTCTAATAAGTTTATCGTTTTCTGATATTTTAAAATAATTCAAAATCATTCGTGCATATGATTTATTAGAATTACTGCCAAATATGTATATTGGTTCTGTACTATCGAAATTAAAAACCATACCATCTTCAACAGTTTCTACTTCATCTATTGTAAAAGACTTATTTTTACTTTTAATTATATGTGGAACGTTATATTTACAATTAGAAAAATAATACACAACTGAATTTACTGTTAATGCATATCTATTATCATAATTTCTAAATCCTTTAATTTGTGAATTACCAAATTCAAAACTTCTATCGGCTAAGGGAGTATAATTAAACTCAAACACACTATTTATATTCGGAACATAATTAGTATTTATATATTGGTTTCCAGAACTCTCTATATAAGATACATAATCTACATTTATTTTATTTTTAACGTTATTAAATAATAATTTATGCGACATACTCAATCACCCCACCTAACCATTCTGTAGTATAAGTAAAAATAAATTCATATGTTTTATTAGCTAATATTGCGGGGATATTCCCATTTTGCCATTTACATGCCGGTAATGTTAATGTTAAATCTGTTGTCGTACTAAAAAATAAATGAATTTCTATAAAAGAAGTAACTGCTGGCAATGTAATTTCAGTGGCATCTACAACAGTAGCAGTTTGATATTTATCTGTTGTTAGTGCTAAAGTAGTACCGGATATATTAGTAGTCACTAGGGTACTTCCACCACTAGAAGCAGTATCACCCTTATCACCTTTCGCCCCTTTAGGTATTCCTAAATTAAGTAATGGATTTTCCACAGTCCCTGTAATACTTGCAGTAGCATTGCTACCATTATCTAGTGTTGTAACATTTCCGATTTGTAAGTTTGGAGTTGCTCCAGTATCACCCTTATCACCTTTCGCCCCATCTGCCCCTTTCAAGTCTGCTAATGCGACAAGATTAATCCAATCTGCATCACCTACATATCTCCACTGTATATGAGTTGTACTTTTTTGCAGTTCTATTTCTTTTCCGTTTGTGCCTTCGCTAGTCGTAGATGTTGGTAAAGTAATAGCTTTTATATTTTTACTATTAGCAAAAAATGTTAATACATTATTAGAAAGTGTAACATTATCAATTTTTTTACTCGCAATATCTTTATATTGCGTATTAAGTGTTTTACCTTGTGCAGCACTCAAAGCAGCAGTAGTTGAGTCACTTTCTAGATTATTTACAACTTCTATTGTACTTCCACCTGCAGGTAATTCAGTTCCGCTATCTAATTTTGTTCCATCCTCTTTTGCTAGGTATATTTTTCCACCTTCTACTATAGATTTAGCAGGCATTTTATTATTAAGTTCTTTACCTTGCTTTGCGCTTAAAGCAGATGTTGAACTATCACTGTTTAAATTATCTACTATTGCTACCGAACCTGTTCCACCTGAATTTTGATGTGCTGCCTCTATACCATTTTCCATATTGTTTAACGCTTCTTTTGTAATTCTGTCTCCACTTTTCCATACTTTTTTATTATAAGACATTTTATCCCTCCTTATAAAAAAGAGGACCTATGAAGATCCTCTTAAATGATAATAAAAAAAGAGAAGATTAATTTTCTATTAAATCTTCTCTGCCTTCTGCTACTAATATAATGTCTATTTGTTCTTTATATTTGCTAAACTTACTCATAACCTTTGCATAACTAAGGTTACCTTTCATTATTTGCAATGCTAAATATCCAGCCATTCTTATTCACCTCCTTCTTCTCCAAATAATAAATCATTCAATGCAGTTTGAGTTAGTTCTAATTCTGATTTTAATTCTTCAACTTCCTTTTTTAGTTTTCCATTTTCTTCTTTTTCCTTATTTATTTCTATCAACGATTTTTTATGAAATATTTTCATCATTCATATGCCCCCCCAAATCCAAATATTGCAACTTCTCCATCATATCCTTGATTCTTTGTAACTGTTATTCTTATTTTTATTCCCCATTTGGAAGCAGTTTTGCTTGTATTAGTAAATAAATGAGGTCTATTAAGTACCACCATAGTAGTTGCATCTTCCCATGTAGGATTAGGGTCAAATCCATTGTTACATACTTCTACTTTTCCTACTCCTCCACTTGTGGTCCATTGAGGGGATACTAATATCTTTGTTGCTTTTGCATCTGTTTCTATTGCATTTTTCATAACTATTTGTAGTTTTGTTATCTTTCTTGAAAATGTAATAGTCTTTGAACTACTTCCACCAAGAGCATCACTTGCTATTATTTCTACTGTATTTGTATTAGATCCACAAGTAAGCCAGAACGTATCAGTTATTCCTACTGTATAGTTTGTATTTGAAGTTGCACTAAATTGGTTTATTACTTCACCATTCAATTTTTCAGTTACAGTTATTGCATCTCCTTCATTATCTTTAACTGAATAAGTAATACTAGGTTTAGTTGTTAACTCTCCTAAGTCTGCTTGCCCTGTATAAGTTATAAATGGTGCTGAATTAGTCTTTACAAATGTATATCTTCTATATGTAGTAGCACTTCCGTCGGTAACTTCTATTTCTATGGTATTGGTAGTATTCATGCTAAGAGAAACAAATAATTCATCTGTTATTGTAAATGTTAAAGTTGAATTTTGAGTTGGATTTTTTAATGTTCTTATGATACTTCCATTTAATTTTTCTTTTACTGTTAATTCTTGCCCGGCATCTGTATCTGATACAGAATAAGTTATATTAAATGAACTTGTTTTATTTCCTAAGTTTTCATCTTCTCCACTTATAATAGGAACATTATTATCAACAATTAATACAGGCCAGTAATATAGATTTTGCCCTGCAGAATTTGCAGGAAATGAACCGTTATCTATTACATAGTCAAATTTAAGAGTTACTATTCTAACTTCATCTCTATCCATACCAGTTTTATAAAAGAAATCTGATGTAGTTACATCAAAGTCAAAAGCTCCTATTTTAAGCATTTTTGCTAAAACAGTTTTAGGTAAATTTATCCAGTCATTCGCTGAAATTAAAGCTATTCTATATAAAATACCACCTAAAGTGACCTTTTTACATTGACCCAACATATTATTTGGAGACATACCATGAAGTGGTGATGCTTTAGAAATATATGCTTTTGTCCCATTTAAATTAGCTTCAATCCATTCCCAATCATAATTGCCAGTTGAATCATCAACAAAAGTAAAATTTGTGTTTATTGCACATTCAATTATTTGTGATTGTTCATATTTTACCTCATTAATTTGCAATGTCCCAATTTTTTTTATATCACCTACTGCCATCCAATCACTTCCTTTCTAATAATAAACCTTACCTAAAATTGGACTATAAATCCCATCAACAATATTAATATCATCTAGAGTAGTTAAGTCTTCTAAGAAATTGTTATGAGGCATATTATTTATAAGATTGTCTTCTAATACTTTTACTTTTGTTTGCATATTTTTTACAGCTGTCTCCATTACAATCATTTCACTATGTGCTGATTCTATGCCATCTTCCATATGATTCATGAGTCTAGCACAATACAAAGTACCAACTTGCAATACTTCTCCTGTATCAACATCTTCTATATGGTCTATCCATTCATTCTTTGTATATATACTCATTTTTTACACCTCCGTAAATTCATGCTTAAATGCTATATACAATGCCTTATCAGTAGTTCTTTCATAGACTTTCTTGTCTTGTGCTACTATATCCCCATCTTTATCTATTACTCTTATATTTGTAATTTTTCCTTTGTAATTCTCATCAAAGAATACATAAGCACAAGCAGTATTCCCTATTACTTTTTTAGAAAAAAAATCTATTTCTTTTTCTTCTCCATCAAGTGTATATTTCACATTTTTTAGTTTGCTAATATAATAATTTGCTAATTTATTAAGTGCCTTATCTGTAAGAGTTCTCAAGTTTATCACCTCCTAATGTGATATAGCGTTATTGCTGACATTTAATGTTATGCTTTTTGAAACACCGCTCTTAGAAGTTGCTGTGATAGTAGCTGAACCACTTGAACTAGCTGCAACACAAAATCCACTATGAACAGTAATAACACTTTCATTATTTGATTTCCAGCTTAAAGCTTTGTTGATACAGTTATCATTAAACGTTGCTCTAACTACGCAATTATTTTCATTGAAATCTGTTGCTTGAATTGTGAAATCACTACTATTAAGTACTACATTATCCGTACTCAATGGATAATATTTAACCCAATCAACATATTGAGTTATTTCAGTTGTATCACTATCAGGAGTACCACCACTAGCTCCTATCGCTTGGTTAAGTAAAATAAAGTGTGGTATATGGAAGGCTCTATTATCAGTAGCACTTGTTCTTGATAATTCATTTCCATCAATAGAGAAAATTAATGTACCATCCGTTTTCCATTCCATTGCAAATATATGCCAATCACCAGTTGTATAATTATCATACCATACACGACCACTTTCTTCCTTTTGATTGAAGAATGTTCCGCAAGTTAATTTTTTATTATAAAATTCAACTATATCAAATTCTCCACAATACGCCCACCATTCTCCCAAAGTATCCGGGCTACCATTTTCTTTATATCCAAATTCAAAACTATCTCCTAAAGTCCAAAATGCTCCAAATGCTCCATTTAAGTTACATAATTTAACACGTGCCTCTATTTTCCCATACATGAATGCAAAATGACCTTTTGATATAATAGAAGATGAAGTCCAATTCCCACTACTATCCTTCAAACCTCTTAATTCTAAAATACCGTCATTAATTATCGCATTAGTATTTACATAATTTTGTGTTTCACTATTTCTAACATATCCTAGTTCATAAGACCATTTACTTGGATCTACTATATTGCTTGAAAAATCATCTACAATATATGCACCATTAGAATCTAATAAAACCGTATCAGTATTTTCTTTTTCAATATATTTTACATTAGAGCAAAATGGTATTGAACTAGAAGATTGTCCACACCAACCACTCATATTACCTTCTAATGTAATTAAAGCTGTTCCATCTTCTTTTGTAATTTTTTGTGAAGTTCCATTATATTCTACGATTAATATGTCATTTTTATTTATATCAGGTAATGTTAATTTTGTTATTTTTGAAGCACCCGTTCCTGGTATTGTCATTTTGAATTCTTGTCCATGGTCACTTCCTATTCCTAATGCTATCATATTATAAGTACCATCGCCGTTATCATTATATATATACCAGCATAAACACGCATAGTCTGCAACATTTGGTCTTAATGTGAATTTTAATTTAGATATATTTTTATTTAAATAACACATACCCCATTGTCCAACAGATGATGCAGTTAAATTAGAACTACTGTCTATGATTAAATCATCCACTTTACCTACTGTTTTAAAATCTGATATTACCGCATTAGTATAAGTATCTTGTGTAGGACTTGCCATTACCGTTAATGTAAATATATTACTTGTAGCTATTTCACCGTCACTTGTAGTTACTCTTATAGCCATATTATAAGTTCCTGCATTTGCATTGGCGTCATGTGTAAACGTATAAGTTAAATTATTGGATGTTACATCACTTGTTTTATCATAGAATGTATTTCCTCCATCCCATGATACTTCATGTTTTATAACTGACTTTGATGTTGAATAAACTATGTTAAAAGTGATTTTTTCTACTGTTGTTATATCTGCAATATTGCTTACTGTTAATTCTGTAGTTGACTGCGCTGGAATGCGTGGAATATATTTTCTAAACTTACTTGCTAGTAATCCTTGTCCGTCAGCTGTTGGATGTAGACCGTCACTGCTTAATGTGCTTGGTTGCAAGTCACTATCTTCATGTACATCTATTATTTTAATATTGTTAGTAGTACATACATTTTTAATAGCAGTTCTATAATCGTCCAATGTGTTACCAGCATTATTAATTCCATTTGAGTTAGTATTAAATGTACCATTCGTCATGTTAAGTGGTATTATCCATATGATTTCAGCTTGTGCAAATTTATTTTTGATTTTTTCTATAAGTTTTTTGCATGCCCCATAAAATGTAGTATCTTCTGTATCATTAGTTGTACCTATATCACAATTTTGCAAATAATCATTGACACCACCAAATATAGTCACCAGACCTGCATTGGCAGAAGCCCCACTTAACCCTTCATCTATTAATGTTGAAAATGTTTTATATCCTGTTGTTTTATTAGTTATATGTGCTCCACTTTTAGCACAATTGTTTACAGTTGATATATTAGTATATTGATTTTTTAAGATTGTTGGATATTTAGTTAATGGTAGCATACCTTCATCTGTTATACTATCTCCAACTACTTCCCATTCTGTTATAGTGCCAAGTATAGATCCAAAACTTCCTGATATATCAATAGTTGCACTAGCTGTTACTGTAATAATTATATTTCCAGTGACAGAACTTATATTAATTTGTCCATTTGAATATACAGTAGAAGTTATATCAACTCCACCCATAGTTATGCTTAATGAATTTATTCCATACCCACTATTGGCAGTTATAGTAGCAGAGTAACTATTCCCATAATCTATTTGTATTGCAGAGTTACTATTACTTACATTAGTTAATTTATTAGTTATACTAAATTTGATTATTGTAGCAGTTATATTCCCATTATCATCCTCAGATAATGTATATTTTTTATTATCAAGTGTTAATATTTTCCCAGTAACCTTCCCACTTATCAAGCTTATATTAGTAGCCATTGTTTGAAACGTATCTGTATTACTTGTTGCTACCCCTTTGCCAGTAATAGCTTGAGCAATTAAAGTTTTACCATTACTGGCATATTGAAAAACCTCATTTATTGCACCTTTTAAATCTTTTGCTAATGTAGATAACGTTCCAGATCCTATTATATTTTTTATTTCTGTGTCATCATAATTATGCAGATTCTTCAATTCTTGATGCGCTTCATATATCCCATTTTCAATATTATTAATATCTTCTTGTTTCATAATATCGCCGGTTTTCCATACTTTCTTTTTATATGCCATATATTCACCTTCTTTCAGTTATAAAATTTTGCTATATCCTATCTTTAATTCGCCTATTTTAGAACTTATACTTTCTGTTTCTGTTACAATAGCATAATCAACAAAAGCATAATCAACAATATTATTTTTACTTGGATTATGTATTAATTCAAATTCCTCTTTTGACATTTTTATTATATTTTTATATAGTCCACAAATAGGTAAATTGCTATATCCATCATAAGTTCTTGCTTGTATTACTTTTCCTATATTGCCATATCCGTCTGAATAAGATTTCCACCAAGTACCAACTCTAAATGTATTGCACTCCGGCAACTTAGATAATGCTATTCTCTGATTGCTATTAATTACTACTGTTCCCTTTGAAGCAAAAGCAAATGAGTAATTAAGGTGAGCTGGTTTATATAGTTCAATTGCATTAATAAGATCTGAAAAATTACTGCTTTCAAATTTTGCATTTTCTAAAGTAAGATTAAAAATGTAATGTGCATTATCTTCTTCAACTGTTACATTTTCAACATCAAAAAAGGAGTATGCAAGTTGCTTTACTACTTCGATAGTAGTTGTTTTGCTACCCCTCATTTTAGTTAAAATTATACTTCTTCTTTCTTCATATGTTTTCCCTGTTCCTCTTGGCAAACACAGCATATTTTCCCAATAATCTAAACCCCAAGTTGCAGTTAAAACATACATTTGTCTTAATACATCTTCTATTTCTTCAACTAATATATCTCTTTCTTTTTGTTCAGCCTCTATAATAGGTTTAGTATATCCATTGTCATAAAAATAAGGCAGTTTATCGATTAAATCCAACTAAACCACCTCGCTCACCGAAATTGTAATTGTATCTATAACAGGAATAAAATAATCTCCAATAGGTATATTTTCTTGTTTATTATTTATTGTATATGTTACTATATCATCTACTGCTCCCAAATCACCAACTACCGATAATGCTTTGTAATATATAATATCTTCATCTTCCAAATTATTTACATAATCTGATAGCACTGTTGATATTAGTTCCTTTGTATCATCTAGTGAATAAGCACTATCTAGTTTTATTTTAATATCAAATGTTAATTTTAATAATTGTGGAGTATCAACTGTTACAGTTGCTCCTATTGGTCTTTTTTCTTCTATATATGATATAACTGTATTTACAGTTTCTTTACTACATGGAAGATTGTCATTACCTATAATAAGCACTTTTACTGTTCCATTGCCATTCCAAAGAGGGTATACTTTTACTCTTCCTACTCCGTCACACTCTAATGCCCATGCTTTATAATCGTTAACATTTCCTGATGTCCTTGGATTTTGAATTATATATTTAAACCTTTCCTTAAGTTCTTCATCTGTTTCAGTATCTATACCATTTTCAAATGCACTTTCATTTATTAACGAAGTAACTCCAGTGATAGGTTCTACTAATTCAAAAGTGGACCCAGCTGGTAAATTATATTTATATCCTATTTCTGTTGCTTCTACATATAAAGTATCTTCATTTGGTAAAAGTATATCGTTTAATACTATATATTCTAATCCATTAGATGTAATTATTGTACTGTTGCCTATAAATGTATCATCTAATCCTGTTACCTTTATGGCACCAGTTGCCTTTTCTCCATCTTTTCTGTATACTCCAAATTCATTAACCCTTTTGTCTAAATAATCATCGAAGGTATCTTCTATAAATGCTAAATTAAGTATGTCACCCATGGATATATAGGCCTTTGCTAATTCTTCTGCCAATGGTGCTAATAGGTTAAATGATACTGAACCTTCTCTAGTATCTAAATTATTAGCACTTGTATTTTCCAAAATTCTTTCAATTAAGGCTTCATATGTTTGCTCGCTAAACAACAAAATTCACCTCCAATTCTTCATAAATTGTTATTGCTCTCATATCTACTTGTAATGTATCTCCATCAAAATCTACTTCAAGTTTATTTATTTCTAATATATAAGGATTTATCAATAATGCTTCTTCTATATATCTAGTAACCTCCATTTTAGTAAGTTCAGGAGTATAATTTTGTCCTAGCAATGTATCTATTTCACATCCAAAATCCCATGAATATATTGAAAAATAATATCTAAATGTTTTTATAGCGTGCCATATCCATACACATATAGCTTCATTTTCCTCTACTATCTTAAATTCATTGTTAACAACAAGAGGATGTTCATTCTTGAAATCCCATGCTATTTCTCTATACAAAGGCAATGTGTCATCTTCTTCTAATTCTATGTCTGATACACTTTCAGTAATGTAGTCAATAAAGGGATAAAAACTATCATTGTATTCTTCATCCATCTATACTCACCACCTTTGATATAATATAAAAAATATCATCTTCTCTAAGCATTACAACTTTATCACCAATATTCAGCTTGTTTACATAATCTTTAGATTTATGAGAGTGTCCTCCTCCTGTATGAGTATGTGTTCCATCTCCTCCACCTTCTCCTGTTGCATGGCCTCCACCACTATGAGTATGTTCTCCTTTTGTATATGTTTGTGTTTCCTTATGTCTATCTAAGAGCCATTTATCTATCATGAGATTATCTTTATCTAATTCTATTTCAGATGTTTTAATTATTAAATTTGGAAGAGGTGATACAACAATTCCTATATTCAATAATTTATTTTCTGTTATATTACTTTTAGAAGTTTCTTTAATTATAGATAGAAATTCATTGTAAGGATTTTTTTCCATTAGATCACCACCTTATATATGTCTTCTTGCCCATATAAATTTTGTTCCTCTGTAAGATAAGTATGATTTCAAATTAACTATCATGACTTTCTTATAACTATATGAAGCATGAATCATTTGCCCATTTCCTATATACATACCAACATGAGTTATTCCATTTGCTCTATCTGTTGAATAAGTATTAAAGTAAATTAAATCTCCAGCTTGTAATTGTGATGTGCTTGTTATCTTTTTACCTTGTTCACCTTGTATATTAGAAGTTCTTTGCAATGTTATTCCTAATGCTGTTTTATACACATAGCGAGTAAATGATGAACAGTCAAATGATGTCGTAGAATTTATTGAAGCACCCCATACATAAGGTGTTCCAAGTTTAGCTTTTGCAACAGAGATTAATTTTTCCTGTTTTTTATTTAAAGGTAAATTTGAAGTAGCTGGGACTTCTTTGTATCCAGTTCCATCGCCTATTATGATATATCCATGTTTAATGCCAAAGGCTCTACATTCTTTGTCAGTTCTCATTAATATATCTATGTGATATACACCATTTTTAACTACGATTTTTCCACCTCTGTCGGTTACAGTATAAGTTTTACCATCTATAAAACTTCCCGTACCACTTGGTTGTATTTTTGTTCTGAATGGAATACTCTTAGGTGCAGCACATGTACGTTTGCTAGGGTCTAATTTTCCACCCATGCTTTGATATATTCCACCTTCTATTCCAGGTCCTGGCCAATATGCAGTAAAAATAGCTTTTACTTTCTTGCCATTTAATACTTTTTCTCCATCATTGTAATTATTATCATTGTATATTGTTTCTTGTTTTTCTTCATCTTCTCCTGCTTCAACTTCGTTCATTAAGTTTTTATAATTAAGATTAAGCGCTATTTTATATTCTCCATTTTCCCAAGTATGAGAGTCTGTATCTATATAAAATAGTCCTTTTAATCCTGTTGATGAGTCTGTAACAGTCACACCATATCCAGTAATACAAGTTGTATCTCCATATCCATCCAAAGATGCACTTCTTTCTCTATCGTTTAATTTTTTCTTTGCTTCTTTTCTAGCACTTTCTAAATCTATAACTGTAGTAGTTGTTGTTTGGTTATTGCCAGTTACATCTGTTGATGTATTTGAATTTGATATTTTTTTACCTCCAATAGCAACTTTTGAATACCAAGCATTTGCTTTATTTCCTCTGAGTGTATTTCCTCCACCTCTCTCAAAGCAAGTGCCAAAATAATAACCAGCTTTATAAGCATCTGTTAGCTTTATAAATTTGCTTACTCCTCCTACTTTACTATTAAGCAATGATTTAGTTGTGCTATCTTCTCCATTTAATTCATCCCACATATGTTGTAATTGGAGATTTAAGTTTGTCCAGCTTACTCCCTTTTTAGAAGCTTTTCTTTTAAGACTTGTTAATCTTACTCCTAACCATTGAAGTAAACCACTAGCTCCTATACTATTAACAGAACTTGTATTGAATGAGCTTTCACATTCTGCATTAGCTACTATTGCAGCTGCAACCTGTGGAGTGCAACCTTTGCCTATACAGAAATCAAATATAGATTTTGCTATTGAATTAGTAGTATTTAATGAAAAAGAGTTGTTTTTAGTAGTTGAAGATGTAGAAGCGGAAACTGCCATTGTTGATATTTCAGATGTTGCTGATTGTGTAGTTTCTGATGTTTGGCTTTCAGCTTTTACAACTTCTTGAAATAATCCATACAAATCTATTGAATTACTATTCTTTTCTTCTCCTATTTTATTCCCTGAGTCATCTACTATAATTACTCTATTCACTACATTCTCTATACTAGATTTATAAGTTGTTGATATTATATTTTCTTTTTCTTTGAATTGAACATCTAACTTTATATCTCCTTTTAGGGCTGTGCATATCTTGCCTTCCTTAGCATAGCACATATATTCTTTGCCGTTACTAGCATGAGAATTTGTATAAGCACTCATTATAGTGTCATACATGCTTACTCCTATAAATACTTTGCTCCATGAAACACCATCACTTACAATGCTTCCTTTTTTAAGTCCATATTTTGAATAATCATCTAGCATTTGAGTAGTTATTTGACTAGCAGTCTTGTTCTTGAAGTTGTAATTAACTTTAATATTAACTAGTTTTTGTGCATGGTCATAAGCCATGTAGCTTGTAGTATCAGCAGTTTTTTCTATACTGTATATAAATCCTCTAAATAATTCTTTTTTATTTTCATAAAAAAAAACCATATAGCCTTCTTTAATATCGACTTTTGGTATTTTTTTATCGTATTTATTTGAAATTATTGAAAATTCTAGCTTTCTTGATGCTTGTTTATAATCTCCACTCCAAGTAACTTTTTCTACTAACTGTGTTATATCTGTTTTTTTATTATTTCTATCAACTATTTTTAGTGTTATCATTATATCACCAGCTTCCATCCAGCTTTAATTATTGTATTTTTAGCTAATGAAGGATATTTAGATTTATTTTTTTCTATTATTTTTTTATAGCTTGATCCTTTTCCATAATATTTCTTTGCTATATCATATAGTGTATCTCCCTTTTTTACTGTATGAATTGTTTGTTTACTTTTGGTTGAAGTTTTATTTTTATTATTGTTTTTATCCTTTGAAGATGTCCTATTTTTGTTATCAGTTTTCTTTTTAGCTGGAGTTGTTGATGATATTTTAATTTCTCTATATTCCTTTAGATTGATAGTATAATATACATCTCCTGTGCCATCTTGTTGAGAAAAGGTAAAATCAGTTATTCTTGCTTGGAAGTTTATTTCTGTGCCAGTTACTATAAATCTCATTACTTCACCATTATTCATGTAACTTCTTATTTTAGATACACAAGTCCATTGTTTTGGATAATTAGAATAATTTACAAATTTATATTTTCTTTTTGGATTTGGGAAAAATGATGATATCTCTATTGTTCTTAATCCTTTACCTCCAAATATTGCAACATCTCCTAATCCTGTTATATTACTGTCATTTATTATTGCATAATCTTGTACATTTATAGTAGAAGGCAATATTGGAAATCTAAATATATGCTTATCATTTTTTAAATACATCTCCATAATGCAATATTACCTCCCTTGCTAAGTTATTATTTTTTGTTCATTCAGTTTTCTGACTATTCCTGATGTTACTTTTTCTATATCCGCTTCTTCTCTTATTATAGGTCCATTCATCGTTATACTGATTTGAGGAGTATTACCCTTGCCTTGTCTCCATTTATCAGCCTCTCTACGGCTCAATACTGCTTCGTCTTGGTGCAAATTAGCTAAATAATTATTATAAGGAACTCTTTGAAGTCCTGCTGCATGGTTTCCATCTTCTGCTCCAGTTAATGACTCTGTAACCTTTCTAACTGTAGCAACTATAGGATTATTTGTGATTTTATCTTTTAATCCTTGCCATGCACTTTTTATATCACTAATTACACCTGATATTTTTTCTTTTACATTATTAAAAGCATTTATAGCAGTATTTTTAATAGCATCCATTGCATTTTTTATAGCATTTTTAATAGCATTCCATTTTTCTACTACTATAGATTTAATTGTTGATATAATAGTTGATATGGCAGTTTTTATTCCATTCCATATTGTAGTTACAATTGTTTTTATTATAGTTAATACAATAGTTATATTTGTTTTTATTCCATTCCATGCTACGATTACTATTCCTTTTATTATATTTAATACAAAAGTTATACTAGCTTTCATCTCAGTCCATTTTCTTATAACTAATGCTTTAATAAATTCAATAATTGGTGCTAATGCTGCACATAACTCGTTCCATTTACTTACTACCCAATTCTTTAGTTCAGTAGCTTTTGCGCAAATTGTATCCCAGTTTTTATACAATAGGACTCCTATGGCTATAAGTGCTCCTATTACGCCTATAACTATTAAAACTGGGGCACTTAAGGCTCCCATAACAGTACTTATGCCAGTAAATGCTAATTTTACCGTTGTTACTACAACTATTATAGTTCCGATAATTCCTATTAGAGTTGTTATAGCTGCTACTACCATTGTTATGCCTGATACTAATTGAGGATGTTCCTTTATAAATTCTTGGAACTTTTGAATTACTGGTTGTATAGCATCCGCAATTTGTTTTATAGCTGGTGCTAATGCTTCTGCAAAAGCCGATTTAATTCCATTAATTGCTGAATTTAAAGGTGCTAATGCTGAACCTAATTCTGCTTGTGCCTTTTGTGATTCCCATAAAGATTTATTATAATCAATCATGGATTTATTAGTTTTATCATACGTTTCTTTACTTTTTCCGTATGCTTGATTTAAGGTATCTGTTATAAGTTTATTTTTTTCAGATACAGTTTTACATGCCTCTAATTTCTTATTAAAACTATCTTCACTTATTCCAGCCCAGTTCAAAGCATCTGCTAAGTTTCCTGTAACCTTACTAACTTGTGCTGTTTCAGTAATCGATTCGGTTAGTGATTCAATAGGGATACTATCTCCATATGCACTCCATACTGCTAGCGAAGCATTGATAGTTTTATCTAATTCACTTTGAGATAGCCCCATCTTTTGTAAATTGGAAACAACATTGACTGCCATCATATCATCACCAGTATATCCATATACTTGTCCAGCATTTTTATTAGCATCTTTCTGTTTATATCCATTTTGTTTAGTTGATCCTTGTAATTTACTTTGCAGAGAATTAAATTCTTTAGTAGCTTCTGTTAAATCCATCAAATTTTTAACTACATCAATAATTTTTCCTCCAAATTCCATCATCTTCTGACCAGCTTCCATAAGTCCCATAGCTTTTATACCTTTAGCTGCTTGGTCTGCTGCTCCATTTGTATCTTTTAATGAATTATTTGTATCTTTTGCTATATCTGTTAAATCATTCATTGAATTAGCTGTGTCCCCAGTTGCCTTTTGTACATCTTTCATAGCACTATTTACATCACTAGATGTTTTATTTAAGTCTTTCATTTCACTTTGTATTTCATTTAAAGGCTTTGAAACTTCGTCACCTTCGAAGGCGAATGATTGCTTCTAGTGTTTTATCATTTGCCATTGCCTCACCTCCTCTTATTTAATATTTATAGTAGGGAAAATATTTTTATTTTTTGAGATTTTATAAAATTCCTCTGACTCTTTTCTTATAAAGCTTTTTATTACAGTTTTTTCTCCAAATTTCATATTATAATATTGAGATGGCATTATATTTTTATATTTAAACAGATAGTACATTGTTGCTATTTCACTATCTGTTTCAATTAGTTTTTTATTTCTTCATCTACTTTTTCTATTTTCTTTAAGTCTGATAAATTATTTATTGCATTTACTAAGTCCTCTACTTCTCCTTTAAGAAGCAATTTATTTATAAGTTCTTTTGGAGTAGCACAATCAAAATGTTCTCTAAGTGCCTTATCCTTGAATATTGGACAACCTTCCATTATAGTTAATACTTTTGTTTTATATACATCTATGTCTGATACGTTTCCATCTTCAATTTTTATAGCTTTCTGTTGTATTTCTGTGGCCTTTTCTGCATTTATAGCTTGTATTTCAAATTCTAGTTCTTCACCTATTTTTTTTACATACATTTTATGTATAGCAGTTGGTGTTTCTAATGTCCCTGCATCTATTTTCATTAATTTATCTATTACATTCATAAATTACCTCCTAAAATAAAAATAGGCTTTAGTTAGAAACACCAAAGCCTTTATGATATTATTTTTTATATTAAATCTATAAATTTATATTTTGTAAAAGTGAATGGGCATTCCACTTCTCCTAATTTTTTAACTTCAAAATCAAACAAAGTTAAATCATCAAAGGATACTCCTGATATACTTATTCTTTCACTTCCTCCATTACCTGGGTCAGCTAATTTTCCAACTATTGTTACATCCGGTTCTAGACCATCTTTCATAAAATTAGCTAACAATTTTATCATTCTTGAGTTTGTCTTTTTAAGCGTCATAGAGCCAGTTCCGCTATATCCAGTTATTTTATGTTGAGTCATCATTTCACCACATATATCTATATCTTCTTTGTCAAATTCTATTTTGGCTTGGAAAGCTGCTATTTCATCAACTAATACATCATTTATCCAAACTTCCATTTTGTTATCATGTAGCATTTTATTCTACATTTCTCATGGTTTCCCATGAGTTCAGACTATGTCTTTACCTTTAACTTAATAGTAAGGTAACGGGTGCTCGTGTCTCTATTATTGGTTATCTTCCGCAAGAGTTAGTCGTTGCGCCTTCCTAACTACTTTTATGATATTTGTTAGGCTCGGTTCAAAGTTGCCATAAATAAAAAAGAACCCTATAAAAGAGTTCTTAATTCATGATATAATATTTTATCTATATTATTAAATTCCCAATATGGTATTCTTATTAATTTTATTTTATATTGTTTGGCAAATTCACTTTTGATATTGTCCTTCATTAAATTAGAAGCAAGTTTATTTTTAGCTTCTTTCCATCTTCCTGGTTTATAATGTAGCTCTCCATCATATTCAATTAAAAATTTCAATTTATTATCTTTATATATAGCAAAATCAAAAGGTAAAGTATATTTATATTTACATTTTTTATTTCTATATTCTCTCTCGTATTGAATATGATTATTTTCAAGAAATAGTTTTATAGCATTTTCTCCTTTGCTTTCTTTACAATATTTGCATCCTCCATTTCCTAATAATGTTCCTGCATTTTTTTCTGATATTTTACCACATTTAGTATGTAGACATTTTATCTTTTCTTTATCCCCTTTATATTCAGATAGTAAAATAAATTCATCTCCATACTTTTCTTTTATTTCATTTTCAAATACCTCATGTGATTTTCTTTTTTTATCTCCATATTCTGATAATGCGCATGTTCTGCATTTATGTCCATCTAATATATGTTGTCCTCTAGCATAAAATTTATTACCGCATCCTAAGCATTTAAATTTCATTTTATTAGATGCTTTTGTATATTTGCTTATCAATTTGCAATTTGTATTAGAATTTGCTAATTTTTCTAAAAACTCTTTTTCGCTCATAGCATTCCAATGAGGCTTACATTTATAACAGATGGGTCTTTTTAGAAAACTATTAAATGTTACTGTTTTTATATGTCCTTCAGAACATTTTATTGTAATTTTAGCATTTAACTTTGGATCATCTGCGTTTAGTAATTCAAATCCATTACTTTCTACTATTTCTTTTATTTTATCAAAAGTGTATTTCTTCATAAAAATAAAACCTCCGATAGTTTTTTATTTCCGAATACTTATAAATAGGAAGGGGACTTCGGATAATCCCTTTTCGTTAAGACTCGCGACTTTCCTAACTATCCTATACTTATATTATATCATAAATATAGTTATTATTCTTAGGTTTTCTTTGAATTCTCCCGTTTTTTAACTAAATATTTCTACTTAGTGGGGCAAAGTTGGATAGAAGTAATACACTTACCCCAAGTACCATTTATTACTTCGTTAGCTTTCAATTAAAAACACCTCCTATATAAAATAAAAAAGAACTTAATAAAAATTAAGTCCTTAAAAATTGTTTATAAATCATATATTCCATCTTCAAGTCTTTTTATTGCAGTTTTTATTGTTTTAAAATCTACTTTCATTCTATTAGCTTCTCTATTGATAGATGAACCATTTTTTATATTGTTAACTATTTCTATAGCTTCTTCTTTATTGATTTTCCATTCATCTTTTCTTTTTCTTTGTGCAAAAGATCTTCTCTCTGTATTTGTAGCATAGAATAGTGGATCGGTTTTAGACTTTTCATATATTTCATCTAATGTCATTTTATCTCTATATAACATATTGGCAAATCTTCTAACAGAAATTCCTAAGTATTTTGCTACATTTTCAGTTCCTTTAATCCCATGAAATTGAACTGTATCTCTTTTATTATTAGCTTGAGTATATATATCTACCCATCTACAATTAGAAGGTTCATAATCACCATCATTATTTATTCTGTCTATACTTAAATTATCTGCATATCCATTTTCTAAAGACCATTCATACATATGTTGTATAGAATTAAATTTAAATTTTATTCCTCTTGCTCCATAATCTTTATATGAAGTATTTTTAGGATCTTCACATCTACCTTTTGCCCCTTTACATATCCTATAAAGTCTAGCATTTTGAGCCCACATTCCATGTTTTATATTTGATTGTCTTTCTATTGCTTTTGCACATTCATCACAAAAAGGTCCACCATTCTTAGATATTTTAACACTTGTTCTAAGACTTGATTTCGTTCTATATGCTATATTACCACAATCACATTTACATTTATAAACAACGTAAGAATTTTTTCTTTCCTTAGTTGCTTCTATAATTGTTAAATGTCCGTATCTTTCTTCCATAAAAAACACCTCCATAATATCTTTATTTATATTATAGACATTTTATGGAATATTATACAAACCATCTGATTCTTTGTTTCTATTGTGTCATATAAATACTCTAATCGAAATACTTTCTATCGCATCAAGAATTTTACATTCTACTGCTATAAATACCTGATCGCCTGTGTTAGCTTCTTTGATTTGTTGATCGCTCATAGTAGATATACTAACTCCATTTGATTTTAAGTATTTCTTTTGTTCTTCCATATCTATATCAACTGTTACTGTATTTTTTTCAACTAGTCCATCATTAATCAATCCATCAAAATAACCATGGATAGCTGTAATTAGTAATATTTTATTATCATAACTGTTACTTAATTTTCCAATATATGCATCTCTTGCAGTTTTTCTTATATCATTTGCTATTAAGTCCATTATGTCAACAGTCTTAATTTTTTGAAATAAATCACCTTTGCTTTGTATATCTGTTACAGTTGTATCAGATACAGTAGTTAAGCTGTTTACTCCTCTTGCCACTTTTATTCTTCCTGATTCCTTATAAAGAATAAATTCGCCTTTCCCTACTTTTTCAGTTGTTTCAGTTCTTGATTCATAAGGTATCAAATCAACTTCTGGTACAGAAGTATAAGTGGTTGACATTCTTAAATCTGTTCCAGCTATTAATCCTGCAACTCTTGCAGTAAATTCAGCAGCAGTATAAGTTTTTTCTCCTACAACTACTCCACTTTGAGTTACATTTATTATTCCTTCATAATCAGCTGTTTCATTAGCTAATACTGCCTTAACCATATTCCCTAAATTTCTTTGCGATTTAATCCATGTTACTATTGCTGTTTTATCTTCATCTACAGCTGATGGGTAGCATAAATAGTCAAATTGTGTATTTTCAAAATGACTTAAAGCATTCTGCAAAGTTAATTCTCCACTTATAATGTATAGTTCTAATCTTAGTGGTGCACTTGTATTTCCTATTAAAGCATTCGTTATAAGTTGCTTATTATTATCTGTCACATCGCTAGGTATATCAGTTACATCAACTATAGTTGCAGGAGATATAGCTTTTTCTTCCTTTATTATCATCGCAACTATACCTCTGGATCCTCTGCTTATAGCAGTAATACCTTCTTGTATAAATTTAATGCTTATACTTGGTAATCCTAAAGCCATTTATTTCACTCTCCTTTTAATTCTCTAATAATTTTGAAATATCTACAATAGCTTTGTCCACTATTGGCAAAGTAGGATCATCAGCTTCTATTGTTATACTTCTTAATTCATTAAGTTGTAAATGTAATTCTTTCATTAATTCATATTCTGTTGGTTCGCTATCCGGATTATCCAACGGACCAGTATATTGTGAATATTTAATATCATCAAAATCAAGATGTATCATAAAATCAAGTATTCTACCTACTTCATCTGAATATATATTGCTTTCTATATCATCTACTGTCAGATAAGTATCATCTACAAATAAAGTCCTTCCAAATATTCTTTCAAGTCTATCACTGGCATCATATATATTTGTTATACTTTCTCCTGCTTGTTGTAGATACTTTATTGATACTGATATAGTTCTTAGGTTAGATATTCTAGTTATAGCTGAACTTGAAATAGGCAATATTTGCACAAAAAAACAAGACTTATCAAAGCCTTGCGTATTGTCATCTTCTATATATACATCTTGCGGAAAATTTTCTGCTACTGCTTTCGTAGTAGCGAATAATATACTTTTTAGAGGTATCATTTAATCACCTCCTATTTGAAGCCGTATTTTTTTAATAGCTTTTCTAAGTCATTTTCAAAATCTTTTTTAGTTTTTTCAAAAGATGTTTTTAACATATAAACTCCTTCAGCTACTCCTTTAACTTTTCCATCTCTTCCTACAATTCTATGTCCATATTCAACATGCAACCCATATTCAGTATTATTAAATACCTTTACATATAAATCACCTTTTTCTAATTGCCAGTTTGTTTTTAATTGTCCTGTATCAACTGGGGATTTCATTTTAGCATTTTTCCATAAAATACCTCCATGCTTTTCAAGTGATTTCTGTAATTCTTTTGCAAAATTGCTCTCCATATCATCAAGCATTCCTATAATATCTAAATTCTTGAAATAAAAATAATCATTAGCCATTATACTCTCACCTTCTTAGTGACTGGAGTTTCTATATGAGATTTATATGGATAAGGTTCGCCGGCCTCAAATTCTTCTGTTCTTCCATTGTAAGTTATAACTAACTTATCTCCAACTTGTATATCTACTGTTGGTCTGCAAAATAATTTATAAGCTGCTGAAATATAGGCTGTTCCTGTTTCGCCTGCTACTGTTGTTTCGCTCCCTTTGTCTAATGAACATTTGAGATCAGAATATTTTAACACTTCTTTCATAGTTGTAACTCCAGTATTAGGATCTTTTACTTTTTCTTTTCTGTATATATCCATGCTATCAAAATACAGAGTTGCTATTATATCCGCTTCGCTTGCCATAATAACACCTCCTAAAATCTTAATTTTCTGTACTTATTAAGTATCTTCATTTCTTCGTCTGTTAATTCTGGGGATGTTTTTGTACTGGAATTGCTTATGCTTTCTGATGATACACTATCATAGTTGTATTCTATTCTTACACTACCTCTTGTAATAGATTTTATAGCTCCTTGATTAGCTGGAGTAGAAGTTCCTGAGCCGTCTATGTCTTCCCCTAGAGAACTTAATTTATACGCCATTATATTAGCTACTTTATCTTCTATAAATTCATTTATAGCATCTTGATCTATCTGTGGAAGAACTAAAAAATCTTCTATATTACAATAACCTTTTACTCTTTTGGTTACCTTATCAATATAGAAGCTAATTAAATCATCATAAGTATTTTTTTCTAGTCCTATAATTAATTTAATATTTTCAATCAAACTTTATCACCCTCTTTTTTAAAAGAGGGCATAAAGCCCTCTTATTTTTTTAATAATTTTATTAATTCTTCTTTACTTAATTTTGAATAAGCTAATCCTTTTTCTTTAGCTATCTTTTTCAATTCTTTAATACTTAATTTTAAATAATCTATATCTGTATTAGATTTTTTATCTTCATTAGATATATTAGATATATCAACTAATATAAAGCCTTTATTCATAAGCATTTTAGCTTCTTCATCTGTTTCAACTACTCTATGAATATTATCTTTTTTTAGTTCTATCATGGTTTAAACCTTATGCAGTTTTAGTATCTTTTATATTAGCAAATACTAATTCTTTTTTATTATCTAATACAAATAAATCATGGTATCTTCTGTAGTCCATAGCCCATGCATTCGCTTCTTGGTTTACATTAGGTGAAAATACTCTCATTTTATCTTGTTTAGTTACTGCTATAGGTACATTTGAAGCAACTATTAAGAAGTTTACATCTTTTGCTCCAGTTCCTTTCACATATCCTCCTGCTGTTTGTCCACTTGTTGCTCCATCATATAAAGTTATAGCTGAGTACATTCTATTTGCAGGAGTTGGTATTATTGGACATTGATCTATAGATGGAACTTGTGTATCTATTCCATTTACAGAGAAAGTAGTAGTTGCTATTTTACCTGATAAAGCTAATTCTAGTTCATTAACTACATCATAGTTAGCATGTATTACTAATTGTCCTTGATATCCTTTTTCTCTTATTACTTTTATACCAGCTTTTATTTTAGCTAATACAGTTGCTGCTGCTGGAGTATATCCATATTCAACATTTGCATCTCCTGTAACTGCCATAGCTATAGTTGCTAATTTAGAAAGTCTATAAGCTCTTTATACCCTCGGTTTCCCGATATTTAAATAAGGGAGTAGACTATATCATCACCCTATAAAGGGTGGTTGGCACTACGGGACAAGGAATTTCGCCTTGAACCTCTTAGAGTATCTCAACTCAATTTAGTCGTTTGACTTTCCTACTATACATAGTAGACTTAGCACTGGATTGCCATATTATATATTTAAAAAATACTTTTTAGTATTATGTTTAAATTTTTACGTTCCCAGTAAGGGATTCTAATTAGTGTTATATTATGTTCTTCACAAAATTTATTTTTAATTTCATCATGCATTTTAACAATTTCAAAATTTTCTAACTTGTTGAATAGAAAGTTTTTCTGCCATAATAATAACACCTCCGATAGCATTAATCCGATTAAGTAAAAGGGAAGAAAGCTCGGATAACTTTCTTATCATTAAGGCTAGCTACTTCCTTAATTATCCCTCATATATATGATAACACATAATTTTAAATATATAACTTAGGTTTTCCCAGTTAGCATATACTTTAATTGCCATTATCCTGCAATTACTAAACGTAGTATACACACCCTGCATTTACAGGTTCACCAACTTTTCATTAATATATTACTATATTAAGCGACACTTAATTTATCGATTTCTGGCACGACTTTCTCTTCTTGGAAGACATTCATAACACTTGTAGCAGTAGCAACAAAGTTAGTTTCATCTACATCCATAGCATCTAATTGGAATTTACGGCCTCTATCTTGAGTCATTTCTAATGTTTGGTATGTTAAATTTACAGCCCCTAAAGTGTATCCTGCTCCTGCTTCACTTCTGTTGTAATCTCCTAATCCATCTACTGACATTTTAGGTACTTTTATTTCATTTCCACCTGTATATTTTACTTGTCCTGCATTTGAGTCCATCCATCCTGTTAATAAAGTGTGTATTGCTTTTTGATCTAAAGCTTGTTGTAATATTTGTGCATAAGCTAATGTATTTATAGCTGTCATGTTTATCCTCTCCTTTTAAATTTAATTATAATCCCAAAATAGAATTGACTTGGGACAACATTGAATCTGTATCTTCTGTATTAGTTCCCTTAGGTGTATATTGATACGTTTGTGTATTTGAATTATTTTTAGGCGGTTCAGTCATTTTGAACGCTCCTTCATCACTCTTTTTAAGTTCTTCTATGAATTTAGAAGCATCTTCACTAAATTTACCATCTTTTAATTCAAATTTCTTTTCTTTAAATTTGCTAAGTATAGCTTCTTTAGCAAAGTTACTTGTAAAATCAATCTTGTTATCATTGAAATAATTATTTATAGCTTCTGTGTATTCTCTATCACTTTGAGCTTGTTTTAAGCTCTCTAGTTCTTTTGAATACTCCTCTGCCTTTTCAGCTTTCTTTTGCATTTCTTTGAATTCTTTTTCTTTATCAGCATATTTTTGTTTCAATTCTTCTTCTTTTTTAGATATAGCATCTTGTATCGCTTTTTCTGAATCAACAGTTTTAGCTTTAAGTTCTTTTATCTCAGAAGCGTAATCTTCTATTTCAGATTTATATCTTTCGATATCCTTGCCATGTTCGCTCATGATTTTATCTATAACTTCACTATCTATTCCTAGCTCTTTTAAAAAAATTCTTTTCATTTTAATACCTCCATAATTTACGTTTTTATACGACTTTTACTTGTCGAATTATTTTAGCAGCATTTACTTCTTTTACGTCTAGTAAATACTAAAAAAAGACAATGAAAAAGGACAGTAATTTGTCCTTTACTATGACTTCCGTCTTACTTATATTTTTATTAATTTTTCATGACAAGCTTTTATAACCTTGGCATCATATAAGCTATTATGTCTTTTACCTTTTACTGAATTATTGATAAATTCTTCTCTTGATATATCTGGATCAATTCCTTTAATTTTAAATAATGTACAAATATCAAAAGGTATATAATAAATATTATTAGGTAAATTAAAAGCATGACCGAATAAATGGTTAAATAATACCCAATCATAAGCTAGACAATCTGACCATATTTCTACTTTATCAAATTGTTCTACCCATTTATTAAGTTCATCTGAAACATAATGAATGTCACCTCTACAACTAATTGAATATTTGTTTGAATTTTCTTTATTTTTATATAATTCGCGTGAATTTTTATTTATCAGTTTAGTTAGAATTAAATTGTCTATTACGTTTTTTTGTAACCAATTATCTACTTGTTCATCATTATAATCAGTTAATTCGGCATAAAATTTATCGCCTTTTTCACTTATAATTCCTATACTAATTAATGTTGTTTCCTTGTGTAGTCCCGTAAATTCAGTATCAAAATATAAATTCATTATTTAATCACTTTACCTTTCCCACATTTTTTGCATCTCTCAATTCCTGCACCATAGTTTTTCATATCACCGTGAAAGTAACATTCTATTTCATATTCATGTTGACAAAATAATTTTTTAATAAAGTTTATAAAACGCATTATTTTCTCCTAGTCAATATATTTCTTTTGTTATTTCCTTTTTATCTGATTTATCTAGATGACTATTTGTATATTTTACTACTTCATATTTACACCAGTCTAAAAATTGTTGTTCATTCATATTATTTAACCTCCTCATATTTCTTCTCAAAAACATCTGGTTTACAAGGATAATATTCTCCTCTTAAGCCTTTTATTATATAATCGTATTCACTCGCCACCATTACTCCTTCTAATGTATGTATTTTACATGAAGTATTATTTGGTAATTGTTCATTAAAATAGAAATCAAAAGCATTTCCATTTGTAAACTTTTCTATTTCTTTAAAATTATCTCTTGTAAATTGAAATGCCTCTATTTCACAAGGTCTTGTTTTATATCTTGCCATATAATAATCTCCTATAATTCTATATTTTCTATTTTAGCTCTTTCTTCTAATACATTCATATAGCATTCCATATATACCAATTGAGTATGAAGCAATTCATAGCTACAAGTTGGGGTAAAATTTAAAGTCCCCTCTTTATATCCTTTTAACATCCTTGCTAAGCCTTCATGTCTTATTTGTAACTGATAATATTCTGCTTTAAATCTTTCTTTAAAGTCACCACTATTCATTAATTCTATTGTATCTTGTAATTTCATATTTCCTCCTAATCAATATATTTTTTCTTCCATTCATTAAATGTCATATTGCTTGGTATCTCAATTCTTTTTCCATTCTTATCTCTTGCAAATCTTGTGCTATTTTCATCATCTTCATCTTCATAGTACAATAAAGAAGTGCATCTACACGAAGGATGCATTGGGCTACAATTTTTACCAGATATCATATCTTTTACATTAAATATTTTTAAATCTAAATTACCACAAACATCACATGTTCTTTCACTTGGAGTAGCAAGAAATTGATACTTTTCAATTTTCAAATCTTCATAAGTAATTTTATTAGCTTGTTCCATAACATAACTATGTTCAGTTTGAACTAATCTGACTGCATTTTTATAGCTTGCATTCATTCTAGTAGCAACTCTTTGTGATACTTTTTTACTACTCTCTCCTCTGATTAACATCTGTATTATTTCTTCTTTGATTGTTTTACTTAGCTGTTGTTTATTATTCCATATTCTGCCCGAATAATTGTTGCCACTCCACTCATAACTTAAAATTCTTTCAATAGTTTTATTGTTTATTCCGCTAAAGTTTGCTAAAAATCCAGTTTTCTTAGATATATTATATATATTTCTATTATAATTGTCTTTCAATGTATCCGTTAGAAGCTCCTCGGTTTCTTTCTCAGTTGTTATAGCTAATTTATTAAGCTGTTTGTCAACTTCATATTGTAAAGCCTCTAATCTCGTTATCCTACTTTTCATAGCTAAAGTATTAAGCTCTAATAATAACTCCGGATTATCTTCAATCATTTTAAGATATCCTTTTATGTCCGTTCTCCATTCCTTAAACTCTTCACCTGTTAAATATTTAGTTGCTTCTGCATAAGTTAATTGATTATCTTTTGCATATTTTTCAAATAGATTATTAATTTCTTTTTCTATTTCTTTATTTGCTAGTTTATAATGATGTTCTAATTCCTTAGCTAAATTATTGCAATCCTTAATGCCTTTATTGAGTTTCTGATTTTCTCTATCTATCCAATACTGTTTGTTATTCATAAGCTTCACCTTTTATAGAAAATGCTTTATTATATTTACTTTTGCTTTTATTGATAATATATATAAAAATGCAATAAATGATAGTATGGCTATTAAAAATAATATAAGTACTGTCCAAACAATTATCCAAGAGATTATATTTTTTAATTTATGATTCACCTTCTTCACCTCCTAGAGTAGGTTCTTGTTGCATTTCATAAGGTTGTTCAAATATTGACTCTTCTTGTTGTTTTTCTTCATCTAACCTTTCCTCTTCTTTTACTGTATCTTCTACCCAAGGATGATTTTCAAGTATTGTTTTCTTAGATATTATTCCAGTAGACATTTGAGCTATTTGTGCTGCTTCTAAATCATTAGATATCATATTTCTAGTATAAGTCTGAGATATTTTATAATTTTCTGTTATTCCTAAAAATTTTAAAATAGCCTTTATTAAATGATTTATAGATGTTCTAAATTCAGTTTCTAATAAACCAGATTTTAATTCCAACTTTCTATAGTAAAATTTAAGAGCGACTCCACTTACACTTCCTGTAACTTCTATATCTTGTTGTAATCCTTGTCCAGATTCATATATTTGCTTTTTAAGATATTCTATAAGTACATTTCTAGCTTCAACAGGTATATCTATACTTAATGTAGACAATCCTCCACTGTTTCCATCAATAGATTCTGTTTTGACAGTTTTATATCTCTTTAAATCTGATAAGAATTCATTTAAATCAGTTCCCCCATAATTTTCAAGTATATATATTATTTGCTGTATATCTTCTATATCATTAGCAAAACCACTAACAACCACATCTTTTAAATCCAATAAACTTTTAATTTTTTCTAAGTCACTTTGTTTTTCTTTGTTATTGGAAAATTCGATAAACGGAACATCTCCTAAGGTATGTGTTATATCTTCACTTTCTTCTATTGGAGTATTAGTGAAGCTATCTTTCATTTTCCATCTAATCATTTTATTATCTGTCCAATATTCAATATAAGCATATGTAATTTCATCTAATTGATTTAAAACTTCTTCTTTTACTTTGTAATATCTAATTATGTTTTTTAGCTTTCTTTCTAATCCATTATCATATACTGGTATAATTTCTTCTGTATTTACTACTTCATATTTAAATTTACTTTCTCCTGTGTCTTCATCTATTTCAATCCAATAATGCATCCATGCAGTTCCGCAATTACTTGCTTCTATTCCGATATTTTTTAATTTTCTTTCAAATCCATCACCTAAACTTTGATTAACTTTTTCATTAATTTCTTCATTGTCTTCTATATCAATTATAGGAGGGTATGTAAATAGGTATGATATTTTTTCATCTACTAGTATTTGATGAATATTATGTGGTATTCGATTATCTGCATTTCTTAATGGATCTTTACCTTCTCCTTTTGGTATTATTCCTTTAAGTAAAATATCATTTTTATTATTATAATAGTTTTTGGCAGTTCTTATCGTATCTGCCTTACTTTGATTGTTTAATATTTTAGCTTGTATTCTTTGTAAAAGTAGCCCATCTTCTAACATTTTTATCACCTCCTATTTAAATATTCCTATTCCTATTCCTATATTACATTTTTCTGCGACTCCTGTTAATACATCTTCAGCATCATCATGCTTATTCTTACCTTCTCTTTGATATGACACTACATCTTTATAAAACTCATACCATCTATCTCTCCAGTTTATTGGGAAATATATATGTTGCATTACCCAAGTAGAATTTGAGTATATTCTAGCTTGCTTATTTTTAGATTGATGAAATGGTTTGATATAACATTTATTTGAATTATACTTTTCTCTTAATATTCTTTGAATATTTCTTGCAAATGCTCTACCTCCATTATTGCTTTCTATATCAGCTCTATTACATTGTGTATCAAATAACATTTTGGCTGTTAAATCTTCTGTAATTTCCATAGCTTCTTTTGTAAATATTACGTCTAATACATAAGCCTCTCCATTATAAATCCCATAAGTGATACTACATAAATAGTCATCTCCTGTATCAGCTGTATCTGTGTAGTTTTTAATTTGTTGGAAGTATGGAGGCAATTCAGAATAAGTTTTAAATGAAGTATATAAAACTCCTCTTAAATCTATTGGTATTTGTTGATAGTTAGCTGAAGCTATATCTTCACCCATAGCTTTTATTTTAGATTCATAGCTTCTTAATGATAAGACTTCATCGCATAACATAGTTCCATCATCTTGTAATGCTTTCATATTGATATGATTTACTTCTTTACCTTCTTCTTTATAAAATTCTAATGCTTTTCCTGCTAGATCATTACTTGCCCATCTAGTCATAATAATTATTATTTTTCCGCCTTCTTCTAATCTTGATAACATTGTATTAGTAAACCATTCCCAATGCTTTTCTTTTATATTTTCATTATGAGCTTCCTCAGCATTTTTAATTAAATCATCTATAACAAGTATAGAAGCTCCAAAACCAGTTGCAGTTCCTGTTGGTGAAGTTGCTAAATAATTATTATATCCACCTTCTAAGCTCCATAAGTTCATGGACCCATCACCACGTTTTATTTTTACGCCCGGGAAAACATCACTATATACAGGCTTATATATATCTGCTTTTGCCTCTTGTATATCATTTCTTACGTTTTTAGAAAATGTAGTTGATAATGTCTCGTTATAGCTTCCAGTCATTACTTTTTCTTGTTTATTTTGTCCTAATATCCATTCTACAAATAAAGATGCTGTTCTACTTTTGCCGGTGACGAGGAGGCATATTAATAATCATAACTTCGTCATTACTTTCATAAAACGCTTGAAATGTATTGCATAATTTAACTAAATACTCCCTGCTAGTTTTATAAAAGTCTGGTGCTTTTAAATTGCAATACCAAAAGAAGCTTCTGCGAGCTAATTCACATCTTGCACCTAATTTCTTTAATTTCTCATTTGCCATCCCATCGTCACCTCCCTAATCTTCGTCTATCATTTTCTTTAATTCTTCATAAGTGAAGTTTGCATATGGATTACTTATTTCACCGTTTAAACTTACATCTTGTTTTTTTGCTGGATATAATTCATTAAGTTCGCCCAATTCCTTTATTGCATTTATGAATATAGTTCCATTCGCCTGTCTTAGTCCTTTTTTAGGATTATTTATATCCTCTTTAGCTTTTTCCTTTACCCAAATTAAGTCGTTTACCATTTCTTCTCTTGTGTATAAAGCTTTTTCCTTATGTTCTTCTAATAATTCCTCATACCTTACCTTTACCTTACTCTTTTTAAGTAATTCTGAAGCTCTAACATCTATTACTTCATCTTTCATATTAGCAGCATTATAAGCTTCTTTATATGCAACTCTTTGACTTTTGCCACTTATTAATGCTTGTACAAATTTTTCTTGTTTAGCTGTCAAGCTCATAATGCCACCTCCCTATTAATATTTTTCAATAATCACCATTAATAAATTTTTCAAACTCTTCATCATTTACAACTACTGCATATCTATAAGTAATGTAACTAAAATACATATGATACAAAGGTACAAAACAATATAATAAGCTTATAAATATCCACTTATTCAATACAAGTCTCAAATCTTCTTCTGCTAGTTTTTCATCTAATCTCAATAGATATAATGCATATACTATTAAAGATGCTATTACAAAAGTAAAATAAGTAATTGATATACATCTAAACATTTATTCACCTAGCCCTTCCAATAAATCCCTTAGCTTATTATAATAAGCATTATTTCTTGTTAATCTCATTAAGCTTTCTATCTCCCACTTGCGAGGCGTATTTGGAAGTTTCTTTCTAATACATAAGTCAACTATGCTCTTAGCTTTACTAAATGTTCTAACATGAGTGTGATGGTTTCTAAAGTCTCCATTGGTATTATGTATGATGTAGCCACCACTAGCCTTGTATATACTATACTCTTTTCTCTGAAAGATTTTCCTGCTTCCTTGACTTTTATTAAAATTCGGCACTTCTTTCATTTGTTGGTCTAGCTTCCATAATTCTTTTGGAACTTCTATTGTAGGTTTTATAACTTCATCTATTTCCTTCCATCTTTTCACCATATAATCACACCTTTTAACAAAATAAAAAAAGAACACTAAATTATTAGTGCTCTTTGTGGGAGTAATGAATCAAAGCAATTGTTTGGTATCTTTGGAATTGTAAAGAATCGAACTTTACTATGCTCCAGCAATTCCATATTGCACCCATTGATTTGGGTGCATTGGAGTTAATAATATTTTAAAAAAAATAATTAAATCAAAGATCAAGTTCATATTTAAAAAGTTTTTATTAAAGATATAGTTAAAATTATTTTATCGGATTATTTTTTATTAAATTATAATGGTTTAAGCAGTTTTCCTTCTGCAAATATAATGTAAAACAATAAGTAATTAATAATACTAATTATGATATATAGATTTTTTTAACACACAATATATGTGAATATTTTGATTTTATCACGGTTTACTCCGGAGGTTTTAAAGTGGTCCTCTCACTCCTACTACTATGTTTTAATATATATATTAGTCGCCCTCATGAGTTGAACACGAGTATATACTTGTTTCATATATAGTCGACAATTTAATAATCCACTTGTATATAAATCCCATAGCAACATATTGAGGGAAGAGTACCTCTACTCTTATCCCTCGAACAGAAACTTAATTTGAGTGGAATTAAGTTCTCATTTCTCCAGCATAGTGTGGTATGCTTTACTAATCTTCCTACTTTAAATATATCACACATAAATAGTACACTTCTATCAACTCTTTATATCTAAAATGGTGGCTTATCTTCATAATATACATAGAATTTGCCTTCACATTCTTCAGAATATACTCCATAAAAAACTTGTTCATATTGTTCTCCATGTAGTACAATTCCATCAGTTCCATCATAGTAAATGTGTACATTTTTAAATTTTTCTTCCAGAGTTTCTATAATATCTTTAGGAACTCTATATCTTGTTATACCATCTTCTAGAGTATACTTATCAAAAGAATTGTATTTAATATATAGTTCAGCCTCTCTTATTAGGTTTTTATTCTTATTTTTTCTTTTCCCTTTTTGTGTTTTTTTATATAGAATAAATTCAGCATCATCTAATTCCTCAACTTGTATTGTTATATCTTCTTTTAATAAGTCATTATAAAAAGGCTTATACTTTGCTATATAATACTTTTCAGCGAAATCCATATCTGCTTTTGTAAGGAATGAATGATACTCAATTATTTTTGTTTCCTCATAGCATCCTTCTGGTAAATGTATATGATTACTCAATCTTTGCTTTAAATTACTAGCTTTACCAATATAAAGAATTTGTCTATTATCTCCAATTAATCTATATATACAGTTTCTCATTACTTCACTCCCCTATTTTATTTTTTCTAATATTTTTCTATGCTTTTTATGTATTCCATTCCAACTGTAATTCATCAAAACACATAGTCTTTCCCACGTATATCCGTCAATATATCTTAATCTCATTATATTTCTATCTACTGCATCTTCCAATTTATCTATTGTATTTTCTATTGCCCTTTGTTGCTTAAGTAATCTTATCTGTTTTTCATTGTATATATTAAGTAGTTCTTCTATTTCTCCTAGCAATGCTCCTAATCTATCATTTTCAAAACTTCCGCCTTTTGGCATATCATCTATTATCATACTTTTAATGCTTGTTTTCTTTTCTTCTAGGTACTCTATTTTATCCTTTATAATATCTAATTCTCTTTTGGTTTCTATGTATTCTTGTAATTCTCTTTTCTCCATACTCCCTCAACTCCTTATAAAATCAAACTTTTACCTAGTACAAGTACATATACTGTCATATTATTCTCCGTTATTTTTTTATAAGATGATATAAAATCAATGGTATTTTATAAACTTTATTACTGATTTCTATACTCCCTCTCAACTAACCACAGTAAGCAATAGTTTGCTAAGTCCAATATTGTATCTTCTATAGCTTCGTCCTTTACCTTTTGTTCTGGGGCATTTGGGTTACACAATGTTAATAGTCTATTATATTTGTCTGTAATTCTTACTAAAAATGATAAATTACCAAATTTTTCATATGTGTCTGCAACACTATTACCATAATCATTATTTTTATTTTTATAAGTTTCCTCCAAGTTTGCTAATAGGTGTTGATATATTCCTAATCTATCCATTTTAAGTCGCATTAAAGGATTCTCAGGTACGAATGGTTCTAACATATCTTTATTCCATGAATAAGGATTATTTTTATCGGCTAAATAGAAATCACCGTCTATATCTACATCTACTATGGTATCAACTGCACCTCTAAATTTTAGCATGGGCTCGTTAACATCACACTCTCCATATTTTTCCCCTGCTTGTATACTCTCTTTTATTTTAACTAAATCACCTATTTTATATCCCATACTATTTACCTCCTATAAAAGAATTATTTTATTTACATTTCTAATTCTAATTCACAATATAATTGATCATATAAATGTTGTAATATGTCTTCCATCTCATATTCATTCATATTTAACTTATATTTTTCAATGATTTTTCTTGTATCTTCTATTCCCTGTATACCTAGAAATGACGCTAGTGCATAAGCGTAATCTGTTCTTAAATTAATATTTATTGTTTCAACTTTATTTTTCATAATATCCCTCCTCAATTCTTTTCAATGTTCTTTGAAGTTTATATTCTAGTTGTTCTCTTGCTAATTCCGCTGCTTCTTCTTCCGCTAAATATAATATTTGTTCAATTAGTATAGCTACATCAACTATTTCTGATATTGTAGCAGTAGATATATTTCTACCTACTGCTATATCTTTAGACAATTCTCTTGATAATTCTCCTAGCTCTTCTATTAACTTAAGTTGTTGCGATGGATTCTTAAAATTATCTGCTATTTCTTTTATAGCTCCATTAATTTCTTCTATATTCATCTATTCATCCTTTCCTATTAGCATTTTTATATATTGTATTTCACAACTTTCTTCATCTTCAAAATCTAATTCACAATTCATACAACCCGCTCCATCTAAATCATAAGACTCATTGCAGAATACTTTAAATCTCTTGTTTATATCTGCTATTAATTCACGTTCTCCTTTTGTTTTTCTTCTACAAGCCATTATTCTAACCCCCTATATTTTTTAACCTCTTTTCTAAAAGCTTCAGTTTTATCATACCCGCATCCTTTAAATTCTGGGCAATGCCCTCTATAAACACATTCTGGTACACAACAATCAGCTAATGGTTTATCTATTTGAGCTAAAGTATTAATAACTTCTTTCCATATCTCTCTAGTCTCCTTTGAAGCACAGTTGCATAATCTTTTTCTTGATATATTTATTATTGCTTGAGCATTACAATTCATTTGCAATCTTACAGGTGCATCCTGTGGTAATTTATTTCTATCTATTCCTGTTCTATCTGTTCTTTGGGTTGATACAAACTTTTCTACTCCTATATGATGTCTTACAAACATTTATACCCCTAGTTTCCTAGTACTTTAACACTTTTTTATCAGTGGGATTAGACTATATCACAATCCTTCCAAAAAGGACTTCCCGCTTTTCGAAGCAAGGAGTTTCACCTTGCCCCTACTCCATATTAGGATAGTCGTTTGACTACTTATATTTAAAAGTCCATCCTTTATGACTTTTAAGTTGTCCTGCTAAAACTTTACTTATTGTTCTAGCTGTTAAATTAAAAGTTCTAGCACATTCATTTTGATTATTAAAAATAAATTCTTTTCCTTCTGGACTTATTGCTATAAATTCTTTTCTTTTGGTTGGTTCATATGACTTATTTTTAAAAGTATCTATAAACATACATTTCTCTAGGGAATATTCTTTATTTCCGTTTTCAATTAAATCTTTATCTAATTGTATTTCTCCTGCTATATATTTGTTATAATCAAATCCTTTTATATTTTTTAAATCATATATGAAGTTTTCAAAACATAGCCATCTTTCATTTACAAATACACCTTTATCGCCATATGACTTATAACTTATAGAATCTTTGCAATAACATCTTTCAATCATTGCATACCATCTTTTAAAGGCTATCTTATTAATTAAAGGTTTTACTGTGCTTGCATTTCCTTTACAAGCTACACCGTAGATATGTTTATCAAAATCATCTCTAACTCTTCCATTTACTATATTCCTTTTTTCAGCTTTTTTTACACTTCCACTTTTTAAAAATTTAATTTTATAGTATGTTTCAGTTTTTATTCTTTCAACTTTTTTAATCACTTCAAATTCAAGCCCAGCATTATTTTTAAATGTTTTGCCGATTATATTATTTTTTTTCATATTATCACCTCAATATAATTATATTATATATTGGGTATTTATTCAATAAGACACTTAATATAAATAGCACAGGATTACCATATTTTTCAACTTAGGCTTCCCCTGTTAGCATAGATATTAATGAATCATTTCCTATCCAAACTATCGTTATCTACACACCTAGAATTTTCTAGTTAACGGGATTTTCAATGTACATTACTGTACAATGGCACTTTGTAATTAATGCGTTGCTACCCATGAAGGACAATTTTCTATTACTATCTTAAATTCTCTTAATCTGATTGGACTATGTTCGCATTTATACATTTTGTACATATAACTTTCTGATATTTCTTTTTCCCCTTCTTCTAATCCTATTGTAGTTCTTGCTGCATCTGCTACATCTCTATAAGTTCCTCCAACATCTGTTACAGTTATTCTAATTTCCATCTATTCATCCTCCCCTGTTCCTAATATATCTATGCCTGTTAACTGTCTACAGTAATTTCTTAACTTGTCCAATTGTCCTGTAGTTTTGCTATGTTTAGTTTTTAACTCTTGTAATTCTTTTTCCAACATTGCATTTTCATTTGTAAGCAATCTAATTTGTTTTTCTAAGTAAGTATTTGCTAGGCTTAGTTCTCTATTTGCATCTAGTAAATTTTCTATTGAGTCCTCTTTAACTTCTATATCCTCTTTTAACTTACTATTTCTGTTCTTTAAAAAATCAATCATTTTGTGTAAATGTTTATTTGTTTCTTGTGCTCTCTCTAATTCTTCTATAAGGTCATTTATATATTTTCTATTTAATAACATATTTAAATCCCCCTTATTTCATCTCTTGATTAATTAGTTCATCTATTACTTGTGAAAGTCTTAAAATGTCATCTGTCAATCCTAGTTGGCAATATAAACTGCTAAGTATCTCTTTTAACTCGTCTAGCATAATATCACCTCTTTTTACAATCTTTTTATATAACTAACACAATAATCAAGCTTATCCATGTACACTTCTAATTCTTTTAACTGTTCTTTATCAAATTTAATATTTAAGTTTTTTATTCTTTTTTGAATTTCTCTTAGTTCGTCTATTGCTAACTTAGCTTTAAGTATTTTATCTGAAGCCTCTTTATATTTATTTACATAGTCTGTAAATTCTTCATTATCAAATTTTAATGCTGACTTTTCTTCTTCTACTTTATCTAATATGTTCAATTGAATATTTTCCACAAAATCACTTCCTTTTCATTTGACTATCATTAGTAAATAAGAATAGGGAACTACACTAGTATTGCATAATCCCCTATTTAGTTGTTATTTTATTGTTTTTCCAATTGTTTTTTTAAATTCATCATCTGAATGTTTATTATTCTTTTTAAAATTCTGTATAGTCTTAACTTTTCCGTTGGATCATCTGTAATTTCAATTTTCAAAAGCAATTCTTTCATAATATATCACCTTTCTTTTATTACAAAACTATTTAATCCCCAAGTACTCTTTTATTACTGCTATTGCATCATCTGCACTCCAGCAAACCTTGCACATATATCCCTGCTTATATAACCAATCTAGCCATTTAACTTGTTCTATGGTGCATTTATTCTTTCCATATTTCATCTCTATTGCTAGTCCTATGTATTTACCTTTAGGCGATAAAAGTAGTAAATCCGGAACTCCAGCTCGCATACCAAGTCTTTTTAATTCTGCTCCTGTTGTCTTACTTCTTTTTGCTTCATTAGGACAATGGAATATCCATTTGAGCTCTTCAAATCTATTTGAGTTCCAATTACACCATTCTATGACTGCTTTCTGCTCTTGTGCTTCACTCATATTTACTCATCTCCACTTCTCTAGCTATATTAATAGCCATAGTTATAGCTTCATTCAAGCTATATCCTAGCTCATAGTAGAATTTAGCAAACTTTATAACTTCTTTCATCTAATCCCCTCTAACAATCTATGATAAACCTTATATAGTTCAGCATATTTGTTTTTATTTAATAAATCATGCTCTATCCTTTTTATCTCAAGTTCTTTTATATATTTCTCTAGGTCCTCTATCATTTGCATATTTCTTATTTGTAATCCTGTTAATTTCATTACTTCACCTCTTCTGTTATTGGATCATAACTCCATACTCTAACTTCATCTTTTGCTCTTCCATCTATAGTGCATCCACATTTACATTGACTAATAACTTTAGCTTTATTGATTTTTATGTATAACATTGTGCCTTGGCAATGAGGGCACACATTTTCTTTAGCACCAACAATATTTTTCATTAGTTTTCATCCCCTTAACTAATTTTCTTTTTCTCTAACTTCTTCATTACTTCTGTTATTGCTGCATATACATTGTGTTTACTCGCACCTAATATTTTGCCTGCCTCAGCTTGTGTTAGTCCTTTGCCAAATACTAAGTCAACACACTTCTTTTGTCGCTCCGTAAGGCAACTTAAATCTGTTGTAGCCATATCTATATATTTGTATTTTCTAGCTACTGGCTTGTCCAAGTCCAATATTTCTATATTCTTTCCGTTCAAAATATCTTTTAGATTTTTCAGTGCTATTTTTTCTATTCTGTGAATTTGTGCTTGACTTGTTTGTAATTCTTTTCCAATCTCTGACTGACTTTTTTCTTCGTAGAATCTTTTTATTATTACTAATTTTTCCCTTTCTGGTAGCTTATTAATAGCATTAGGGATGTCTATTTTGAAAATTATTTGGTCTTCTGATATGCTATTACTTTCTAATGTTTCTGAAAATTTTACAGCCTTTGTTTTATGTTTAGATGCTCTCATTGTGCTATCCATAGGAATTTTGCCTTCCATAAGATGAAGTGTCTTTGTAATTTCTTCGATTGTTATTCCCATAATTTCTGACATTTCTTTTAGTGTGGGTTCTCTTTGTATTTTCTCGAATTCTTTTCTAATTTGCTTGATTTGTCTATATTCATCAAAATTTTTTCTAGGTATTCTAAATGGTACATCTTCTCTATGGTCTCTTATAGTATGCATTATTTTACCTATTATATTGCTTGTTGCATAAGTTGAAAATTTTATTCCTAGTTCTGGGTCATAATTTTGTATGGAATATAATAATCCTAGACTTCCAACTTGAATTGCATCATCGTAACTTATTGCTTTACCTTTGAATTTCTTTGCTTGCTTATATACAAGCCCTATATTATCCTCAACAATGCTTGTTACAGCCTCTCTATCTCCCTTTTGAGCCTTTTTAAACAATTCAACAATATTTTTATCGATAATCATATTTGTTCCCCCTCTACATCTTCTCTATGATTAATCCATGATATTTAATTTTGTTTGCTCCGTATCTCTTTTGATAATATTTATATGTATTTTGTACACTGTTGTAATTTAAATCGTATTCTTCACAAGCTTCCTTCATAGAAGAAAATATTCTCTCTTCTCCTGCATACTTGTTAATCACTCTAATTTGTCTTCTCTTGAAAACTCTTCTTTTTTTAATTGCCTCTAATTCTTTTCTGACTTTTATATCATAATTAGCATTTTCTTCATTAATGGCAATCATTTCCGCTTCTGTTATTCCTCCAGTTGCTCTTATATTGTCAATTTCTCGAATTCTCTTTTGTCCTTCCTCTGGATTAAATAACTCTGGTAGCATGTAACTCCTTGAATCTTTCTTTGGATTTGGGTCTAGTATTGCTGCTGCTAAAGCAAGATAGTTAAGTGATGTATTGTCGTTTGGATCTGTATATTTAGAATGGTATTTCTTTACTGGCATATGTTTGTATTTCATAATTACTCCCCCTTACCAGAGGAAATCCCCTGGAATATATTAAAAGCAATTGCATATAATATTCATATAATTTAATATTCTTTTTTTGAACTCAAATATCTAAAATACTTAACCTTATCAGCAATGATAGGGTTATTCGGCTTTTCTCTCATTTCCTGTTCCCATACAAGAACTAAATTCTTTACTGATGTAACTAATCTAAGTTTATAATCTTCTTTTATTGCTTTTATAAGATAACCTACTTTATTTTCTATATTTTTAGAATCCGTTGTTATAATTAATTTTTCTGATAAATAATACATATCTTTATTAGTTTTTAAAAATTCATTTGTAATGGTATTTATATCTTCTTCATTTAAATAAGGCATATATAACCTAACCTTACCAACAACATCTTCTTTCTTTATCTCTTGTTGTTGCTCTAGTTCTGTCTCTATTTCTGTCTTTGTCTCTAAATCTATCTCTTGCTCTGTCTCTATCTCTGTCTCTGTCTCTGGTGTAGTTTTGTCTAGACATTGTCCGGACATTTGTCCCAATTTCTTTTTATCATCTGCTATTCTTTTCCTGTAGTCCCTTTTTCTATCAGCTTCAGTTGTACTTTTTCCAATAAAATTTTGTATATCAAGCATATAAATTGCTCCATTATCAAGAATTTCTATCAATCCCAAGTCTAGGAAAATTTTAAGAGCTTTTTCTATAACTCCTATTGGAAATCTGGTAATATTGGCTAACATCTGAGAATTATATGGTATTCTATCATTGAATAATAATTTACCTTCATTTTTTAAGCTTCTAAGATAGAGTTTTAATAATATATTTGAATACATATATCCATCCGGCATGCTTTCTAATATTATCATTTCATCTCTATCATAGAAATTGTCTGCCAACTTTAAGTAATAATACTTCTTATTATCTGACATTTCTTTCACCTCACTTTGTCTTTTGATTAGGAAGAGGAATTAATCCTCAACCTATTACAATAAACTAACTTGTTCTTCTATATTATTTTCATCAGTTTCAGTGACTTCATCAAACTCTACATCTTGTATTTCATCATCTACAGTTACATCATCAACCTTTGGATCATATTCAATTAAAAGTTGTAATACTTCGTCTGCTTCTTCAAATTTAAGATGTTTTAAATCGTATCCATTGCTAGTACAGAAACACTCTAACTCTTTTATGTCTTTAGGATTATTGAAATCATATAATCCCTTTTGTGATGCCATTGCCATTATCTTATTCTTTTGCTTAGTTGATGCCATGCCTGGAACTATTTCTTTTTCCGGTAATTTTGTATCTATTCCCATTTCTTCTTTTTCGTATAAACCTCTAAGTTCATTAGGAAAAGCTTCTCTTAAAGCTTGTGATTGTGCTACTTTTCGTATCATTGTGCATGGTTTACTACTCCACATACTATTTACTGTTCCGTCCTTTTTCTTTTGTATATATTCTTCTAAACTAACTAAGCACTTAGTAGGATATTCTCTATTTTTTAGATATACTTCACACCACCCACCTATTAATTCATCTCCTGGAACTTTCAATGAGCCTTCACGTTCTTTTACTTCTCCATTCTTATCAACCACTACTATTCCAGCCTTTAATCCATCAAAGTATGGATTTTCTCCAGCTTTTTTAAGAAATACATCTTTGCCTACTATAATTTGAGCCGGTTGATTTCCATATTTAACAAGATATGCATCTCTTACAAATGGATTAAGCTTTTGGGCCTTACATAATTCAATAAAATATAAAACTTCTTGGTCAGTAGCTCCTGGTGCTATATAATTCTTAACAGTTGTGGCTGATAATACTTGTCCACCTTCTAATGTATAAGTTGCCAGTTGTAATGCATTATTCACTTAAAGTCACCTCCTTTAATACAGAATGTTCATTTTTATCATATATTTGCATCACTAAGTTTTCGTGAACATATTCCCTAGCAAAAGTTTCAACATCAAAAGTTTCAATATCAAACTCTGTTTCGTTTACATTTATTACATTTTCTCTAAACGCTTTCATTTCCAATCCATCTCCATTAAAAACATTGTAAACTCTATCTATTGTCAACATCCCAAATGATGGGTAATATTCAAACACAAAATTTATATCATTTATTTCCACTTTGGTTTTTATTACTGTATAGGTACTAAAACCGATGCCAATTTCAAAAACTATTTTATTACTCATTAGCTTCACGCTCCTTGATTATTTCATTAATAATAAATTCTTGATTTTGTTCGAAAGAATCTAGTATTGAATCAGGCAAACCTAAATATTCAATTGCTTCTTTATAGTCAGTATCTAATTTTTCTTTCATCTTTTTATATTCATAAATTTCTAAAGTAACCTTACCTAAGCAAAATATAAGTTCATTTATTTCTTTATTATTCATTTATGCACTCTCCTTATTTTTTTCTTGTTTTACAAAGTCTTTATATGCTTGTAAATATCCTTTGTCATATATTGTCAAAGGACTGTTATCTATCTCATACTTTTGTATATATTCTTCAAGTTCTTCAATAGGTTTATATCCTTCTAAACATTCCCTTGCTCCATCAATAAAACCCCATGCTTCCTCTGCATTATCATCGTATTTATTGGTGTACATTGCATAAAGTAGTTTATTTTCAAAAGTCGGCTCTTGATTTAAATAACTATCTCTAATTCTCATATTTACACCTCTTTTGTTATTGTGGTATAATTAACTTAGTATCAATTTCCATTGGGTCCTATTTTATAGGGCTTATTTTTATATTCCCATGTAAGCATCTACTCTATTTTCTCTTTCATCTTCATCTGCTTCCTCAAGGTCCCTTACTTCTTCTTGCATCATTTCATCAATTTCTTGTAATATTTCTTTTAGGTCCTTGATTTCGTATGCTGTTCTTATTTTGCATGCTCTCCAGTATTCATGGTTTGCTGCTTCTCCTACTCTATTAGTTTCATATCTATTTTTATAATTTTTAATTTGTTCATCACATAACTCCATGAAACTCTCACATACTGTAATCTTATTTTTAATACTTTCTCTGACTTCATCTAATATCCAGTTCATTTATTTATCCTCCTTTAATTATTAGATATTTATAAATTTAAAGTTAAAATCAAATGCATTTAATTTTTCAACATTCCCTTTCGTGTCTTCTACAATTGCATATAATTCATTTTCAGATTCAAACCACTTATGAAAATAAGCTATGAAACTTTTATTATTAGGCGTATCGCTATCAAGCTCTCTATAACGATTTATTTCTATTACTTCAACTTTTCTTAGTCCATGTTCTTTATAGACATCTTCTTTATAAATAAAACATTTTCCATTTTTATCTATACTTTCCAACCCTACTTTTTTGCAAAATTCATATATTTCATATTTACAAGTATTGCATATATTTTTCATTTATTTATCCTCCTTATCTTCTAAGTTGTATATCTTTTTTTCAATTTTCTTAATGATTTCTTCTAATTTAATGTTCTTTTCTCTTTCTGCTGCACTTATCATTTTCCAGTAATCTATTTAACTTTGCAAATGTTTAATATAATCCTCCATTATTTATCCCCCTTTAATATTCAAAACTTAATTGACCATTCAATCCTTGTATGGCATATACTAACATCTCACTAGGTTTCCAATTTTCTATATATTTAAGTGCATTATCATAATTCTTTTGTGCTATATTTTTATAGCTATTAACCTTGAATGAAGTTTTTAATCCTTTGTAAAATTCTGCAAACAACTTTTTACTTAGTTTCTTATAAGCATCTGTATGTTTTCCACCTAGTAAATATACTGCTCTTGAACTTATTGCATTTCTTAGATTTTCTGCTAACTCATAGTCTATTGTCATCTTATTTTCTATACCAGTTACTCTTTTATCAAGTTCTTGCTGATTTTTGTCTAGCATCAATATTGCTCTTAATTCAGTTGATATACCTGCAAACGGATTTTCTATCATTTCATTAAATCTTTTAACGTATTTTGCCGTGAATAATATTCCTTTTTCGCCTGTCATTTTATTAGCTAACATATCACAACCCATTTTAGTACATTCATAACATTTTCTAGTTTCACCCTTATCGTCCACATAAGTACTGGGAACGAAATATTCAACCACCCCCATTTGGTGGTCGTTAAGTGTTTGTATAATTCCTTTTCTATCTTTACTACCTTCTAACATCCTTAATACTTCCCAATGTTCTTTCCCCATCATTTTAGCTACTTCATAGCTAGGTATTGTTTGTACTGCTTGTCCTTCATTATTTTTTAAAACTTTGTAACTGCTATATAAATCTGACATATACTATTCCCCCTTATTTATTTTTCTTAATACCATATCTTGAAATTTAAAATATTCTCCCCAGTCATTTTCTGCCTCACCTGTTCTTATAAGATTACAATAAATCTTAAGTATCCAAGTTACTGACATTTATTACTCCCCTCCTTTTAATCCATTTGGTCTAACCAATTTAAAAAAGGTTCAGTTGGAATTCTATAAACTCCACCTATTTTTATTACTTTGAACATATCTCCTGTTGTTAAAGCTTGTCTTACTAAGTTGTAAGCTGTTTTTTGAGATATTTGTAGTATTTCTTGCACATCATTGACTGTTAAAACTTTCTTCATATTCCATCATCCCCCTAATGTTTTTGTTAACTTAATATGTTATGCTTCTTTATGAAGCACTTTTGGATAAAAAAATAAGTCATCCATTGTTATTTGTGGTTCATATTGCTTGAAAAATATTGTTATTGAAACCATTTCGCTTCTTGTGAATTCAGCTCTGACATTATTTTCTTTATTGCAATATGTTGGCAATTTTATTTTTAATAAATCAGCTAATACCCTTTGAGGTATTTTGTATTTTGCTCTAAATCCAGCAACATTGTTTGGCATTTATACAACCTCCTTTAATTTGTTCTAGCTTCATATTGAAGTTTATACTTATATATTAATGCTTCATATTGAAGTTGTCAATATTATTTTTAATTTTTTTCGAAAAAATATTCATATTGAAGCTATAACTTTCATATAATTATTAATTATGGTATATTTGAAGTAATGGGAGGTGTTGATATGACTAGCTTTGGTGATAGGCTTCAATTTTTAATAAAAAGTAATGGTATTACTCAAAAAGACTTAGCTGATACATTAAATGTAAAGCGTGGATCTGTTTCAAACTGGGTAACAAATAGGAGGTTTCCTGATGCCGAGACATTAATAAAAATAGCTGACTACTTTCATGTAACAATAGATTTTCTATTAAGAGGGGATGATGAATATTTAAATAAAGAATATGATGAAATAAGTAGTTTATATAAAAAGTATTCAGATTTAAGTGAAGACAATAAAGAATTAATTGATACTATGATTCAAACTATGATAAAAAAAAGAAAAGACAAATAAATTACTTTACTTGTCTTAATTCATTAATTTTATCAATTATTTTTTTATAATCATCTTTGTTTTCTTTTTTTATCTTTAATACTTTTTTAATAAACTCTTCTTTTTTCATTGCATCTCCCCCTTTCTAATAAAATTGTAGCAGAAAAAATATCGCTGATAGCGATATTTACGACCTGATTTGACATTTTAAGTGTAAATATAAATGACATTTGAGAGGAAAAATAATGATAAAAGAAGCAAGAAAAAAACAAAGATTAACACAAAAGGAATTAGCTATAAAATGCAATTTATCTCAGAGTTTTTTGAGTGAATTAGAAAGCAAGCATAAAAAAA